TTATAATTAGTTATATATTGTCCTTCTTCAAACCCGTAAAGTTCTAAGTCTTTTTCAGGTGTAAGATTAATTTGATTATTTAATATAGAATAATTACTAAATAAACTAGTATAGTATAATAGATTTTGATTTAGATCATATATTGTATATTCAATATAATTAACACTAGAAGTAAAATCATTTTCAATATCAAAACTAGAAATTAGATTTTGATCTTCATTTGAATATGTTTGTAACTCTAAAGTTATAGGGTCAATATTTTGTATGTTAATTATTTTATCCATTATTTAGGTATACTATTACTTAAATTCAATATTTGTTGGTTTAATTCTAAATTTTGCTCTCTTAAAAACGTAATTTCATCAATTAAAGCTTGTATATTATCTCCTTGAAAAGTACCAGCGTATTCTTGACTCGTCTTTATAATATATTCATGAGAATTAGTATCTCCAAATTTAGGAATATCAAAGAATAATTGATTATATGTTTGAAAAAAACCGGGTATGTCCGTAGGAGTTATAGATGCTGTAGTAGGTATAGGCACAGTTAATTGAGTAAAAGAAGTATCAATTACTTTTTTATACTGATTTTTTTCAAATACTTTTTTATTTAAATTAATTTGAGCCATTATCCGTTAACTATTTTAAAATAATAATCATTATCTAATACTATTGTACTACCATTAATAGTTGTTTTAATTAATATTTTGTAATAACGTTCTGGTTGTAAACCATTCATGTATATATCAAAATAACTACTATTACTATCCGCACTAACTTGTGTATAATTACTATCAAAATCTATTATATACTCATTAGTATCTAAATCTTTTATAGCATAATATGACGCTGTAGGTAAATAATAATTAGTAGTATAAACTGATGCTGTTTGAAATAATTTTGCTGGGTATTGTGGTCTACAATTTATTCTAAATCTATTAATACTTTCTGGGTAGAATACTCCTGGATTTTCTAATATAGATGCATATATTTGAGCTGTATTAATTATAGTTTGTGTTGAAGATCCTGTATTAAATGTATAATCTCTCCATTTAAATTCTAATTCTGGTGGGTAGATAGTATGAGTATCTATTGAAAAGAATTTTAAATCAGGTTGTATAGATTGTGAAGTAGAAAATTCAAGACTAGAATCCCATTTAACTATAAATCCATTATTTGGTAAAAATGAGCCTGACCATGCTTTAATTATATCTGTAACGTCAACGTTAAAATCTTTATTACTTCTAATATCATATGATTGAGAAGCTACTACATTTAAAGATACATTTGAAGATCCAGTAAACCATACTCCTCCTCCTTTATTTGTACTTAAAAAAGAAGCAGTAGCTCTAGCATTAAAACTAGATGTAGTCCAAATACTTCCACTAGCATAATTAGTCCAAGTCCAGCTTACTCCATCAGTTGTTATAGGACTATCACCATAATGTCCACTACCGTTATTCCAAGAACTAGATATTGGGTATACATAAACTGTACTATCAAATATTATTCCATCTGCGTTAGCAATATAACATCTTAAATTAGACTGCCAAGTTGATGAACTTATTTTAGTTGTTAAAATATCATTAATTTCAGTTTGATCAAATGCTATTAAAAATCTAGAAACATTATTACTTCCATCTATAGCTAGAGGAGTTCCTACTTCTATAATAGAATCTAATCCAGTATTAGCTGATGGATAATACGAGTATATAGTAGCGTCTTTATAAGGATATAATTTATATATTGCCATTTTTATATTGTTACAATTTTACCTTGAATATCGGTGTTAGGATATTTAATTTCAAATATAGAAGGATCTAAACTAGGATATATAGTATTATTTTGTGTAGCTCCTTTTAAATCGTAAGCATATTGAGAGTATCCTAAACTAGTACCTACTTTATTCACTACATCTACTGATTTAACAGTTTGAACTCCTTCAATTTTATCTAACAATAAATATAAATCCTTCAATAATATTGGTTGATTTATTAACCATTTATCTATAGCAAAATAATTTTGTAAAGATTGGATACATGCTATTAATACTTCATTACTATTATAATCAGGTAAAACTGTTATTTCAAAATTTATTCCAATATTAACAATAAAACCATCTTTTATTCTAATAGAATCTCCAATAACTCTATTTTGAGATAAATAAGTTGATAAATTTTGTTTTAAAGTACTAGAACAAATATTTAAATTTTTATTTATATCATATGTTAAAACATATAAATCTAAAGTTGAAGGAGTTTCACCTAAATGTATATTTTGAGCTTTAACTGATTCAATATATGCTTTAGCTATTACTCCATACTGAGATGGCATACTTAATACTCTAACTAAATAATCATCTTGAGTTACTGTTCTTTGTTGTGTAGCAAAATTTGCTATTGAATTTTGTCTTAATTCTTCGATAGTATCTCCGTCTTGTCCTCCATTTGCAGCTGCTGGGTTATTAACAGCTATAGATGAAAATATAGCGTTAGCTGTAGTACTATTTAAATTAGGAGTAACAAATGTTGGATTATTAATTAAAGTATTAATAGTATTAGCAGGTACATTTGCATTTACTCCTCCGCCAGTTAAATATCTAACGGTTAATGTAGTATTTGAAGGAGCTATACCATAAGTTTTAGTAAATATAAAGTTAGAAGGAGAATAAGCAGTTGTTAATTTACTTTGTTCTGATGGTAAACCTAAACCAACATTAAACGGATTAGGTGTTATTTCTTCATCATCATCACTTGTTGTTCCAGCTCCAAATTGAATTTGTAATGATCCTGAGTTAATAAAACGTGTAGCAAATCTACGTTGTACTTTTTCTAGTTTTAATAAATACGGAGCATCTCCATTATTAATTGCTGAGTTTGGATCATTAGTATTAGTATTTTTAATATTTTTATATACTGTTTCTTGAGCTAAATAATCTACTTCATACCAAATATTACCATTACTATCAGTAATATCTAATATACCAATTAAATTTTCAGTATTTATATTTACTGTACTAAAAGATTGAGGTGCCCCAAAACTAAATGTAGTAGTATTGATAGTAGCAGATATAGCTTTGCGAGTCTTTTTTAATAAGAAATAAGCAGGTTCATTACCTGATAAACTATATACTGTTACTTCTGTAGGATCTACTGAGCTAGATGTTGAAAAATCTATAGGATCTTGAATAAGAAAATTAATAGAACCAGATGAATTTGATTTAACAGATGTATTTGGTGAAAAATATAATGAATATGAAAAATCAGGTATTTTTACACTTCCACTAGTGATAGCAGGTACTTGTTGATATATATCTATATCTGTCACTGCTACTCCTGTAACATTTGGTTTATATCCAAACATATAAGCTAATTCATATAAATTATTAGTTTGTCTGGCGTATTGTAAAAATGTTTCTTGTATTTGATTATCTTGATAAAAAGATAAAACATCTCCTACATATGCGGCCATTTCCATAAATGCCATACCTGGTGAAGATGGACTAAAATCATTATATGTAGTTGGAAAGTAAGTTTTAGTAAAATCTATAAGTGCTTGTCTTAATTCACTAAAATCTTTATTAATATATTTTATATCTCTTTTATCAGCCATTAGTTGAATTGTATTTGTAAATTATCGTTTATACCTGTATCTTTAATTGAATAAAACATTTCTACAACTATTGCATTATCATCTTCGTATTGAAGAATATTTAAATTATTAATTATAACACTAGGAAAATATGTAGCTACTAAGCGTTGTATATCTTCCTTTAAAAAATCGGTAGTATTATTGCTAATTTGTTCAAAAATATAACTTCTTAAGTTAGCGCCAAAATTTGGTCTTAAGTATCTTTCAGTAGTATTAGTTAAAAAAAAGTTAATTAAATTATTTTTTATAGCATCTTTTGTTTGATATGATGAACCAAATACTCCTGGTTTATTGAAAGGTATAGTTATACCTATAGCCAATCTAGGCTTTAAATCAATAGGATATATTTTTTTAGCATTAAACGCCATTATTTAGTATTTAAAAGTCCCATTATTTGGTTCATATTTAACTCACCAGGTGGTAAAGATGATCCTTCTGCTGCGGTATTCATTGGTCTAGGTACAAAAGAGTTAGTATTAAAACTAATAGTATCTTGACCTACACCTGCTGTTTCATTTAATATTTCCATATATTTTTGACGTTTATCAGCTGCTGGAATAACATTTGATAAATTTTCTGTAACAGCTCCATAATTTCCTGCGCTAGCTTGTTGTATTTTAGGCGCTTTAACTGCTTCTAAAAGAATATCTTTCAATTCTTCTTGAATTGCTTCTTTTACTGCTTGTTTAATAATTTTTTTAAAATCATTTGCTTTCATATAATTATAAATATTTGATTAGTTAGCTTTTAAATTATCTTTATCGATAATAAATTTAAGTTCGTCTATTAATGTTTGTTGATTTTCTGTAAAGGATAATGCTGTTTCAATAAGTTTAATACCACTTGAATTAATAGCTACAGCTTTTATGCGATTAACTGTTGGAGTATATGGTACTGTTTCAATTTGAAATTCAAATCCTTTATATGAATATGGATTAGTTTGTCCAATTGTATTATTATTTTGTTGTTCAGCTATAGCAGATAAATTATTAGATATTGGTACTAAATTTGATGTAGGGTCACATTTTGATAATAAAGCATCTAATGAATTTAATATATTAATAATAACAGTTATAGTTATACTAACTAAACTTATTGCTAAAGATGTATTATCTATTATAGATTTATATTTATCTATTTTAGGTTTATTATCTCGTATTAAATCTTTTAATTTAGATAAAGCCACAACTGGGGCCCCAGATAATGCAGGTGGTGGAGTAGCTGCTAAAGTACTTTCAGCTATAGGAATTATAGCGTCTGTTGTTAATATTAAATTAGAAATAATATCATAAGTTAATGATACTCCTGTTAAAGTCACGGCAGTTGCATTTAATGATGAACCTATTTGATTTAACATATTTACTATTTCATTACGTTTTTGAATTAACGATTTTAATAAATCATTATTAGGACATAAATCTGGTAGTTTAGGTTTTTGTGCTTTTAACTCACTTAAACCAGCTTGAGTAGCAATTGTTATTAAAGCAGGTAATATAGTAATTAATAACGTTTTACCTTGATTTAAAATACGATTTTGTAAAGCAGCTGCACCTGTTGGTTTTAAATCACTAGAGGTAGCATTATTAATATCAGTTTCACTAGTACCTAAAGTATCTCCAATACTAGCGTTTGTTTCTCTAGTTTGTTTATCTTTTGCTCTTTCTTGCTCTTTTTGTTCAGTACTAGTCATATTATATTACGAATACGTCTTTAGATTTTAAAGAATTTAAATTAGATGCTAATTGTTGTAACAAAGCAGCAGTTTGAGAAGCATTAGCATTTATTGGACCTAAAGGAGTTCCAGGAGCTGTACTTACTGTTGTTGCTGTTATATTCATAAACGTAACTAATGAATTAACTAACTGTTGTAATAATTTTATAGTTGAATCACCTAATAATACTGATTCTGTAGCATTTTTAGAACCTAAATATAAAGTGTTAGATTGTATTGTAGTAATATCTGTATCTATATTTATACTATTAATAGCATTTAAATTAATAGATTTATTAGAACTTAATAAAATATGATCTACAGTCGAATTAAATATTAAACGTCCTGAATTTAAGATTATTTGTTTTCCAGTATATTGATCTGGTGATTGAGGTGGATTAGATTTATAACTAAAATAATTAGATGATGCTGCTTTTAATGGTATTTTTTGAGTACTTGTAGCATAAATAGAAGAATCATCATTATTAATATCTTCTAATATCGGAACCCAACCCTCTTCTGTTTGTTTACCTTGACCATTTTTAATTATTAAAATAGGATCTCCATTTGAACCTGTTGTAGACCAATTGTTAGATTTATCTTTTACAGTAGAACCAAATCTAATACTATTTCCCCATCTACCTTCAGTAATAATATCCCCTTCAAAAGGTAATAACGGATGAATATTAGAGCGTTCTTTAAAAGTATTACCTAAATTTATTTCAGTTGATTTATCTGTAATTCTTCTAGCACTACCTCCTTGAGTTTGAATATAATCTTTATTTTGATTAGCATTTAATTCGTAAGGATTAGTAGGAAATCCATTATGATGTGGGTGATTCCATAACGATACTATACTAATATAATACTTCTTTTTAGAAGATGAAAAATTAGCTAAACCAGTATCTGGTAAATCTATTAAATAAATAATCTCATTAATTAAAGGATATTGTTTATTATTAGGATTAATAGGATAAGCGTATCCTTCAACACTTGAATCATATGGTTTATCAGCACTTATATATTCTACTACACCTAATCCGTTCCATTCTCCGTAATCTTTAAATTTAGGATTAGAACTATCTAATATTATATTTTTAACCCTAACAGGAACTATTATTTGTTGTAAAGCTGTTTGTAAATTAGCATTAAAATTATTGCTACTTTTATTAGCACTAAACTTACTATTTAAACCACCAAATCCGTACTTCATTATTTGCTTTCCTTTTCAATTTTTTCAATTTCAGCTAATAATTGTGCTTTCTCAGCTTCTGATATTCCGAATCCTCCATCCTCATTTGATGTAGCATTGGACATAGCTCGTTGAATAATAGTTGCTACTTTAATTAATTGTTCATCATTTTTTACATCTATTTCAAGATATTCTTTAATTAACGGAACAATTAATGTTGCATCAGCAATACTTTCTACTAATGGTTTTAATTCTGATATTAAAGCAGAAATTTGCTTAGATTTCTTTTTTTGGTTTTCATATATTTCTTCTAATAAACTAGAAAATGTTTTTTTACCAAATATTATTTTATCAAAGTCAGCCATATTTATATTATTATTTTATAATAAATATAGATATTTAAAACTTTACATATCCATTCTCTAAATAAAACGCATAACCGCGTTTAAATATATCATATAATAATCCTGCGATTTTAGTAATTTTAGGAGTTTTAATATCAATAATTTCTCGTATATAAATATATAATGCTTTTTTATTAAAAATATCTAGATGCTCACGTTTACGAAATAATTCTAAAATAGCATCAGCTGCTTTAGCGTCGTTTTCTTTAGGAAATAATTTAAAAATATTACCGGTACAATATTCTACATATTGATCTATAAACCAATATAATTTATCATGATTATCGTTAGTATTTACGATATAAGTTAACGATTCATCATCATCTATATTATCAATATTAATTTTATCTATACGTTTTTTATAGTTTTTAGTATTATTAATTATAAGATAACGTTTAGCTATAGTTCCAAAGTATGAATAAGCCTTAGCTCCTTTACTAGGATCAAATAAATGAATCTTAGATAATAAAAATGTTATTACCTCATGTTGTAAATCCTCAATATTATCTACTTCTGTATAATAAAATTTAAAAGTATGAATAATATTTTCAGTTAGTTTAAAAAACGCTGGGTGGATTTCGTTATTATATATTTTACTTTTTTCCGCTGAAGATAAAGTATTATTATACTTAACTATTGCAGCTTCTGTTTCTGATGTAAAATATATTACTGAGGTTTTCTTTTTAGTTTTAGCCATATTAAAAATTTCTCAACTTATATTGGTTTATAATTTCTTGAATTGCTTTTATTTTTTCAAAAAACCAACCTATTTCGTCGTCATTTTTAAATATACCTTGCTCGTCAATTTCTTTAAGTTTCTTATCAGTTTCGTAAATAACGTCGTTCATTCTATTCATATATTCTCTATATGAATAAATGATATCTTCGGCTTTTTCATTTTTACGAAGTAAGTTAAAGGTCGTATATCCTAAGATTACGACCAAAACACTTAAAACACTAATTAATACTATTATCATAAATTATCTAACATATTTTTTAAACTATCACTTTTTATAGTTGATAAAGCTTTAGTTTTAGCTGGTAATGATTTAATTTTTTGTTCTGTTGATTTTTTATTATCTAAATCACTTGGTGTTTCAAATAATTTATCATACGACGATTTAATTGAATCAGACTCGGTTGTTTTTTTCTTATCTAATGTAAAATTCTTTTCTGGCTTAGACACGTTACCTTTAAGTTTAGGCAACCATTCTTTTTCAAACTCAATCCTAGCTGCCATTAAATCAGCTTGATGAATAATATAAACTAATGATGTACGTGGTTTAGTTTCTGGTAAATATGATGTTAAATACGGTTTATTTGAATCATCATATAACCCATCATGTAATTTAATTGCTAAAATTTCGTTTTTAGAAGCAAAAATACCATGTGTTGTTAACATATATAATCCTCTATCTGGGATAGACATATATTCTAAACGATCATTAAATTTATATTCTTCTCCTAATTTATCTCTACGCCATTGATCCGTTTGAGGAATATAAGATTCATGATTCTCATCACCCATTTTACCTAAGTCATGATTAAGAGCTGAAAAGACCAATTCTTCACGAGTATAAGTAGAAGTATCTACCCCCATTTCCTCCCAGATATTATGTACTTTAATAGCACATTGCACTACTCGATTAACATGGTCTATATATCCTCCTGGAAATACATTATGATATTCTTTCTTATAAGATGCAGGCATTAATATAAGACGATCTTGATATTTCTTATAAAACTCAAGTAATTTATCTTTACGTTCTCCTGTAATCTCATTTTCTATTAAAGTAATAATAGAATTCCAGTTTTCTTGAATCTGTTCAGCTGTTAATTTTTCCATAACTTTTATTTTTATTAAATTTTTTATTGTAATCCGTATCCTTCGTCAGCAGATAGTGGTTCTTGTTGGATGAGTGATTTTACTTCTGCTAATATTTCTTCAGTAGCTTCGATAGTATCGAAATATTCTTCAATAGGTTGTTGTCTACTTACCATAAATCTTAAATTCTTTAATTGCGCCTCGATATTCTCTATCTTACGCGTTGTTAATTCTCTATATCTCATATTTATAATTATTTATACGTTCTATCCCCTAACCCGTTATCTATCCTCCCTATTCTCAGTTCCTTATTCTTCTTTTATTCCTATACTCGTAATAGTAATATATGATATTATTTATACAGAGCCAAACTTAGGTTAAATTTTTTTCAACTATATTTTTAATTTTTACTAAAAAAGAACATTTTTCATATTCTTCAATATCTTCAAAATATAATATAGCATAGTTTAATGACTGTAATACTTTTATATTTGAATTATTTTTTAATACAGTAAAATCTAAATCTCGCTCTACATCAATTTTTCGTATAAATTCATACGCTTTATTGTATATAATAAACTCTCCAGCGTCATTAACGTCATTTATGTTAAAATCTAAGAAAGTGGTTTTAAACGTATTTAAAAGAGTCTTATTATATATATTATAATTATTAACCAATTTATAAAACATTCCTAACCAAACTACTGGATGTTCACGATATTTATCAAAAAATTCTATCCTAGCTTTCAGATCATATTGATCTAAAGCATCAATTCCTAAATCATCATAACTAGATGATTCAAATAATCCGAATATTTTATTTATGTCCATAATAAAAGAGAAAACCCCAACTAGTTTCTAATACGTCTATTAGTCTTAGTTGGGGATGCTAATATAAGTTATGCCTTAGGCTATTCCTTTATTTAGCAAAAAAACCACAGGGCTGATCTTACGGGAAGCATCGTGGTACTTTACTACTTAACTTCTGTAGTATCTACAGTTTTTTCCATTTCTGCGTGAATTGAATCTTCAATTTCAAAAATACCCATAGTATCTTCTGATACTTGAGCTGAATCTCCACCCATTAAACCTGATTTTGTTGTTGTGTTGTTTGAACACGATGCAAACACTGTTGCAATTGCGATTGTTAATAATACTCTTTTCATTTTTTGTTTTTTACTTTTTAAATATAATATAAATATCTTTATTCTCCAAATTCTATATCTATAATATTAGTATCTGCTACTGATGATAATAATCTGTTTATGTTATTAATAATAAACTGTTTAGTTATATTTGCTTCCTCTCCACTTTTATAATTCATTCTTAAACCTGATGCTAATTTTAACCAATCTTGATCCCAATATATCTTTTTAGATTTAAATAAATTATTTAATGTTTTTAAATTATTATTTTCCATTAATAATTCATTAAATTCTGTTTTTGAGAAATTATCATGATTATAATATTCATTCATTAATAATGCTAATCTAAGTATAGTTAAATCGTCTAATATTAGATTAGATATCATTTCAAAAGCTAATTTAACATTTCCTCTATCATTATTAAAAATCATTTGTCTTAGAATTTTTTCATAATCTTTATCTAATTCTATACCGTTTTTATTTAAATCAATAAATATATCTTCATCAAATATTATTTTAATATCTTTATCTAATAACTCAATTATATCCATAATACTATCCATTAAACCTGTTTTATCTCTTTTAAAGATAAGATTTTTAGTAGGAGTAATTTTCATAAATTCGTTATAAGTTTTAGGATCAATTGTACTTGATGATTTAAAATTCTTATCATTAAGATTAATATAGAATAAATCTTTTTTAATATCATTAAGATACTGAGAATTATATTGTAATAATTTTATAATTTTATCTTTTAGTAAAGATTCTTCAGGTATTAATAAGACATCCATTAACTTAATATCTTTAGTTAATTCATCAAATCGTTTTCTACTAATCAGAATACATGTACTTTGTTCAATACGAGATGTTCTTTTTAGATTATGCTCGCCCATATACTCTTTTAACTTAAATCTAGGTATATTACTTAATTTACCAGTATATATTACATCTTTTGGTTGTATTTTATATTGAAAATTTTTAATTTTTGAAATACCATCTGTAACTTTTTGAGTATAAGAACTATCAATAATTCGTTCTTTATTCCATCCAATACTATAATTTATATTTGATCCGTTTGTATTTGATCCATTTCGAACGTACATATATACTTGACGAGTATCATTAATTTTTATTTTTTTCATAATTTTTATTTTAAAAATATTATTTAATTATTATTAAGCCAAATTTAAATAAAAATAGCTCCATATAGGAGCTAAATTTATAAAATTAAAACACAATTTATTTAGTTAAATACTTGACTAAATCTTTATTTAACATTAACAAACTAAACTTATTTGGATTTGAATTGTAAATTGATTTTATCATTTGATAACAAACATCTGTTTCAAATATTCCATCTGTAACAACTTTACCTAATCTATCAATTATTTCACGTTCAATTTTATTTGATTTAGAAAATACTTCTAAATAATTAGAAATACGTGTTCCTAATGTTGATGCGATATCTGCTCTATAATTTGTATCTTTAGAAACTAAAGATTTTAATGTACTTAAAACATATTTTTCATCTTGTTCAAATATATTTTGAGGAGAAATCATTTTATCTAATTTATTATTAATAAACATAGTAAATAAACTAGCAAATTCTTGTCCAACACTTCCTTCACCAATCATTTGAATTAATGGTAATTGATCATCAAACGACTTAATTGAAGAAATAGAATTAAAAAACATAACTATACTACGAGCGTTAATTTCTTTTGTAACTAACTCTGGATGCATTAATAAAAAATTAATACATCTATTATCTAAATTATTTTCTTCAGCCCACTTACCCCAACATTTTAAATCAAATTTTAAATTAGCTGAGATAAATCGTGTTTTTTGGGCGTTATCAATACTATTAACTATATAATCACCATTATCTGGATTAGATGTTAGTATAATATGCCAATCTTTTGGTAACTTCCAACTAATATATTGTTGTCTATCGATTAGTTCCATTACAGCTTGAATAAACCTAAAATCAGCTCTATTCCAATCGTCTAATAATAAAATTCCTCCATTTGTTTTATTACTAATCCATTCAGGTGGACAATAACTCATTCTGTTTTTACCAGTTGATTTAAATCCTAATTTAAGATATTCATCAAAAGCGTGTTCATCAACCCAACTTTTTTCATTATTTGATTCAACTTCAAATTGACGAATTGGAAAACCTACTAAGTCACCAATTTCTTCAATTTGAGCTAAATTTAATTTAACAAAATTTAATTTTAATTCTTCAGCTAATTGTACAATAGAAGATGTTTTACCAATACCACTATCTCCTACTACTTCTACAGATACTGGTGGTTTGTTCTGATCTTGTAAAAAACGATTATTTGAAATAATGTGATTTAAAAAATCTTTTAACTCATTAGCATTAAGTGATAATGCTTCAGTTTTTGATGATTTTGACATAACTTTTATTTTTGTGTTTTAATTTTAATAATATAAAGATATCATATAAAATCTAAAGGGCAAAACTTACTTTATTTTTTTGTAAAGTGTAATTTACTTTTTTCATTATATAATAATAACGTTTTGATTCATCATTATCCTCAAATAATGGTTTAATATCTGTTCTATGTTTATATTGCTTACCTACTCTTGTATCGAGAGCATATCTAGCTTTATATGATAAAATAATAGATGGTTGAGTTAAATTAATATCATATTCATAATTATTATGTACTAAAACAATAGGTATTATATCTCTTTTTTCTAAAAACGATTCTTGGAAAAAATCAATATTGTATCCGTCTATCCATTCTCCTTTTTCATTTAAAATATTTTTTGAAAATAATAGTAATTTTTCTTTTAATAATTCATCAACTTTACTTACATCACCTGGTGCTCCATAATCATTTCCTAACCTAGGTGATAACCCAAAGAAATTTATTATTTGAGATAATTCTTCTTTACTAAATGATTCTGTTAAACTAAAATCAATATCTGATACTCTATTGTTATAATCTATATCTATTAATTGAAGTAAATAAAGAGCTATACTTCCTCCTAAAACAACTTTAGGAGACCATTGAGTATATGCTATAATACTATTAATATACTTATCAGGCATACTATTAATAACAACATATATTTTATTGTTTTTAAAAATTAACTCGTTTTTATTTACAGAATGAATTAATTTTTCTTCATAGTTAAATTTATTATTATTCATTATCTTTTAATTTGTACTTTAGCACCTGGTAAATCTTCATTAAATCTTCCTTTTTCACAAAACACCCATAAAACAGGTTTAATTGGTGTAATATTAGTACTACATTCTCCATCTGTTAAATAAATTAAGTTTTGATATTTATCTTTATGTTCAGATAGATATTCTAATACTGGATCAAAACTTGTTCCTCCTCTTCCTTTTACAGAAATCTCATCTCTATTACCTTTATATTTATAAACTCGTTGTATTTCAGCATCACATTCAATTATATCTATATCAGTACCTGTTTTATATATGTGATATATTTCATTAAAAAATTCTACTAAATCTTGATTAGAAACAGAACCTGATGTATCAATTGCTATTAACGTATTTTTACGTGGTTTGATACGTAAAGCTGGATTATCACTAAAACGTCTACTTGGTTTACGTCTTGTTTTTTTAGTAATAACTTTAATAGACATTCCATTAAAACGTCTTAAATATGCTTTCCAATCAATAACTGGTTCTTCTACTTCATATAAATTCTTAATATACTCTTCTAATTCAGAAGGTATTAATCCTCTACTACGAGTTGTTTGTTCGGCTGCTTCTTTTAATTGATGATCAATTTGTTTAGCAATTAATTTTTTATCTGCTTCACTTAATCCTTCAAATTCCTTCCACATTTCATGACTACCCATTACTGTTACTTCAGTACCGTCTTCTAATGTAATTTTAATTGGTGTACCAGAACCATTTGCTTCTTTAAGTGCACTATGAAATTTAGCAACATCACCATCTGGGCATTCTTTAATTTCTTTATCTAATAATTCATAATACTTTCTTGTACCAGCTTTTACAGGTAAATTTAATTCTTTAAATATACCTTCATTATATTCTAATCCATCCCATGTTGGACCTTTAAATTCATTTTGAATAAATTGATTGATTTCTAAATCTGCTGATATATTTAATAATTCTCTATCATTATATTCTCCTATCATTGATAAATGATGAAATGCAATATGTAATAGTTCATGTTTTAATACAGCTACTTTTGTCATTTCGTCTTGTTTAGACCAAAACTCTGGATTAATCATTAAAGAAGTATTAATATTTTCACGACAAACACATGCTGTTTGAATATTTTTACTTATTTTTTTATTTAAACCAATTAAAAATAAACCATAAAATGGTTCTTTAAACATTAATGTTTTAGAATATTTAGCTATTTCTGAATGTATGTTTTCCATATTATTTATCGTCTGATGAAGGGAGATATAAAACTGCAAATACAAGTGTTAAAAACATTAACCATAATGTTCCTAAAATACACCATGAAAGTGTTATAATGAATCTAACAATCCAAGATAACCAATTTGGTAAAAAATATAAATTTAAATTTACAATTTTCCGGGAACCGGAAATTATTGCTTGTAATGAGTAAATAAATACTCCCATAAGGCACATAAAGCCTAAAAATGCTATAATCATAACTTTTATTTTTTAATAGTATAAAGATATCATATAAAATTCGGCAAGCCAAACTTATATTAAAATTTTTCCCACTGTCTGGGCTCTAATGGTATTGGTGTAGTTAAATATTGAATACCTATTTCTTTAGGTTCTTTTACTATTGTATTAGTCATGTGATAATAAATAGGTCCATCATATTTAGTATATAATGGATCCCTATTTATATCCCATTCTGTTATTCTTCGTTCACCATTCCATGAACGAAATTCTTTTGAAATGACTCTATGCCATCTTTGTTGTGATTCTAGATAAACTTCTAAACATTTGCCTGTGTCAAATTGATTAATTAATTTACCTGTTTGGCCTCTTTTTTCACCCATAACCTTTATTTTAATATAAAAATAAAGATCTTATTTTAAAAAGCCTAATCTTTTAAATTATTTTATATCTGAACTTTCAATTAAGGTATAAGTGAAAGATGCACCGTGTACTTTTGCTGCCTCTTTAGCAATTACCATGAATGCATCAAAATCAGCTGATCTTTTAAATACCTGACAGCCTTCTGACCAGTTTTCAACATAAGTTGAATCAGCACCGGCTTTATGGATATTAATACCAAAAACACCAGTTTCAGTTTTGCTTTCATCATAAGTCATATCTTTATTAGCGTCTCTGTAAACTTTAACAGGTTTAGCTTGTTTCAAAGCTTCATATTTACCTTGATGTAAACCAATAGTATGTGAACCTCTGTATTGACCTTCTACTAAACGAGCAACTCCATTCGCATTATGAAATTCTTTTACTCCTTTAGTACCTGGATCGGTTGTACATGGCCATTGTTTAAATACCCATTCGCCATTAACTTTGTATGATACTGTCATAATATCATCAAAAACATTAGTAACTTTGTTACCTGTAGAAGAATTTCTAATTCCAACGATGTTTAAATCGTAATCTTTAGCTCCTTCGAACCATACATAACCTTTGCCTTTTACAGCATTTTCAATTTGTTCTCTTTTGTATGTCATAGTTTTTTAGATTTAATACGGTAATAAATATGATTAACATATTTTTTTTCATTATCTCGCGCTTCTACTTCAAAAGGGTTATCCCAATAACCTACTTCTTTTTCATATTTAGAGTATAATCTATCTTGTCTATCACTAGGTAATTGTACATAATGAGTATATTCATGTATTATCATTCTTATTAAATGATTAACCGATTTTATTTGGTTAGAATACACTCGAATAGTATCATCACTAGGATCGTAGTCTGACCAAACTACGTTGTTTATACGCGAGATTTTAAGATTTGGGAGATAATTTTTTCCACGAGGTAAACCTATATAATGTGGGCACCATGATAAAATATCATTTGAAAGCTTTTTAAACTTATGCTTTGAACGTGGAAGTTTCATAACATACTACTTAGTTTTACCCCATTTTTTACCTTTGCCTTTAGTTTTACATTGAGCTGGTGTAGGACGACATGATGGATATTTAGAGCGTTTTTCACCTTCTTTTCTACCACATGCTTTACATTTTCCGTCTCTACAAGTATTACAATCAACCCATCCGCCTTCTTTACCTGATGGACCTTGACGTTTGAACCATTTATGAAGTGATTCGTCTTCTTTTAAATTTTTCCAGATTTTACCTTTACGACATCTAACAATTGCTCCTGATTTATAAGCAGAAGGTTTATCATACTTACGATCAGCTATACGTTTACAGCGATCTTCTACAAGTAATATCTCGTTTAGTATGTCTATTAGTTTAATCATGATTTATTTATTTTTACACGTAGATTACCTGTACCTTTTATAGTACGGTGCCACATATGTCTAGGAATAAATATTGGCTGATTAATAGAAGTAGGTAATTGGTTATCTAATTGTATTTTCCAATCTGTTTCACCAATTATCTCTACTAATCTATCTTCATTATCACGATGCCACATAAGTTCGATAGGATCTATATTTTCGTTAAATTCACGAATAATATACTTATCTGTAACTTCTATGTCAACGTACGGTCTCATTTAATTGGTTCCCACCAATTAGTACAATATTCATCAGCAGCATAAGGAATTTTATTTGTTCCTGCCCATTCTGCATAATAAGTACTATCACAAACTTGTTCTTCTTTATCCCACCATTTACAATTAGCACAACAAGAACCACCTTTAGGTACTTTTAAACCCGCTTTATGAGTTGGAGGTAAAACCATTTCACCGGGTCCTCCGTAGTTTTCAGCTAATATATCTGTTAACTTAAGCATTTTAATTTATATAAAGTAGACTCTAATAATTCCATAACAGTATCAATTTGGTTTTGGATATATGAATCTGTCATTTCTTCTCTTAAATCAGTAACTCTATTAACTAAAGCTTCAAAATAAGTAATTACCTGATTTTTATCAGTGTACTCTAATAATGGATAATTTGAATATCCTTTTAATATACCATATTTACCTTGATGAGATTCTATTAAACCATCTACTAACTCAATTATTTCATCATAATAATCATTTAAAGCTTTATGCTCAGCAAATGATGGTGTTTGTAAATGGAACACGTGTGCTTGTGTTCTAGAATGAAACAAGAAAGATACTAATTTTGCGAAATTTTTCATTTTATTTTTTATATTATTTATATACTACCAATACCCGCTAAATGATGTTTTAAATCCTAATAATTTAGCATATCTAGGTAAACGACATGACCAGTAACGAGCAGTTGTTCTATCTTTAGCTTGTGAACATCTCATTCTTTTTGCAAAAGCTTGACGAGCTTTAGGATTATTTAATTTAGCACGTAATCCGCCTCCGGCCATACCAAAAGAAACTTTCTTAATTCCTCCACCAGGTTTACGAACGTAAACATAGAATTTTTTAGACCCACCCCTATGTGGTTTTCCTAATGGTGGGTGTTTTTTATCTTTACCAGCTTCAGATATAGGTTCGTCTGCTATTTCTTCTTCGTCTTTAGCAAGAGCAGCGTCGTCATCATCTTCTAGGATCAAATCCAAAGGCACAACCTTTCCTTCGTATATACTAAATTTACCTAAATCTGTTTCAGTGATTAACTTTTTATCATCTCCGTACACGTTTAGTTTACCTTCGTTATATAATGTACGAGCATCTTCCCATAAATCCAAAAATGCTTCAGAACCATATCTAAAAGTATTTTCCGTTAGTTGAATACCTTTACTAACATGGTATTTTATATGTTGACTAAGCGCTAGTTCATTATGAGATTCACGTAAAAGTTCTGTGTTTAACGTTGGAGCTTTAGCAGAGCAACTGCCTCCACATCCACACCCACAATCGTGTTTTATACCGCGTAATTTTAGTATTTCTTTAACTAAGGATTTAATTTTATTTTCAGAGATATCATCATATCTCTCGTCGGCATCCATGTTAAATAAAAGATATTCTATCTCTTGTCTATCACTAGGTGTTAAGTTGTACTCCATAACGTATTCATTAACTAATCTAGTTCTATCACTAGAATCGTATGAATCCATTTGATTTAATTTAGCGTATATTTCTTGCGCTATATCTTGTAAAGTCATAAGTATATATGTTTATTTATAAATATTAGAAAGATGGTATTTCTGGTAATAATTTCTTAAAATTATTATTGAAATAATCATCGAAAGGTTTAATATTATTAGTTCCTTCACCTCGGCTATTATAAAAGTTAAACATAACTTCCATCATAGTAGGATACATTTCTCCAACATTAATACCGTTTGCGATTTTTGATGTTACTAAATAAATAGCATATCCTGTACCCCATTTAGAATCTTTTATTTCTTCACCGTCTTGTTTAGCCCAATCGTAATACGATGACCCATGAACTTTAACTATAATAACATATAATCCAGGTTTTGTAGTACCTGTTCCTGTTTTACCTAATGTAGTTGATGTATCAGTGTATTGACTTAAATCAGCTTTAGTATATGGTTGTAATCTTTGAGCTATCTCTGGAGTTAATTTAACTTTCTTAACAACCTCAATTGGAGTAATACCATTAGATCCATAAGCAAACGAATCTGGGTAATTTTGTCCATATACCGCTCCGTAGTTTTTATCACTATTTGAATAATCATGGTATAAAACTCTACTAGCAGTTCCGCGGCCTCCCGATTGATTACCAGCCCAAACATAAATTTTATCTTTAGAACTAACTGGGCTATCAAATGCTTTTCTACCTTGTGTGTTTAAAATACTTGGTTTTATTATATAACGAGCATCTCTAGTTAAGTTATACGATTCTTCTTTATTACAAGATACTAAACCGGTAATAGCAATAGTACATGCTATTATAACCTTATTCTTAAGATCTTCTTCCATGGGTGGCTTTGAAAACTCACCATTACGAAGTGTAACGATTCTGGTTTTACCCGTCTTTTCATCAGTTATTTCAACATCCACCGTATCCTCCTCCGTATCTACACCTATGTCTTTTAGCGCGCTTTTTACTTTATCGGTAAGAGGTGCGTTTTGTTCCTCGCGAACATTGTCAAGTTCTTCTTTAATAATTTTTTTTAACTGTAATTGTTTCATTTGTTATTACTAATGTTTACGTATAAATATTACTGAATATACTATTAATGTATATACTTTTGTCGACGTAGAAAAGTTATACTTTCTTACTTTTTGAATCTGTGTGGGTTTTATCCAAAAATGGCATTTTGGAATTTCGCTTGTATATTTGTATATACGGCTCGTGCCGGGTTTATCGTATTCGATGTGAGGGTCGGTCCAATTCATGCATACGTACCCCCTACGCGTGTATGGATATCAGCGCGCGTGTGCGATACATACGCATATATACCGTATGTATATATACATGATGGCGTCCCGCGAGCGTACACCTCCAGTGCTTACCACCAACCAAAAAAGGGCCGGGGCAACTAGGCCCCGACCCTACCAATTAAACAAATAAACAATATTTTATTTGACGCGTGACTTTTTAATCGATTTAATTGCTCCCGTTAACGTTTTTGGTCTTGTTGCTTTCGCCATCGTCTAATCTAATTATATAAAGTGTTAATAATCCAAATAAGCTGAACATTGTTAATCCAAATAACTGATGCTCGTCGCTTGTAATAATAATCAATAATGCTGCTTTCAATAAAAATAATAAAATAATCAAAAACACTAATTTAATTATACTCATAATATTTAAAATTTTATAATATAATAATATGGTGAATTAATTATTACTCCAAATCAATCATTTAATAATTTAATTTTCTCTAATGTGTCATCGACTTCCTGCTCAGTTAACCAACCCAATACATCCTCAGTGATTGGTGTGCTATAACAAATAATCCAATCCTCAGCGGTACCTTTAATTACTGCTAATTCCCATAAGTTTTCTTTACCACCATATGAGAAATCATGTTGTACAATTGACGCCCCATACCCATTTGGATAAAATGCTAAATACTGAATACCGGTGTGGTGAACTGTTTTGCTTGGTAAGTTTTTAAATGACATAATTTGTTTATTTATTAATTGTTAAATTTATAATATAAATATAAGATGAAATATAATATACTCCAAATCAGTCATTAAATTATTTTAAGTGTAATGGTAACGGAGGCTCTTCATACCCCCGTTACTCATATAACACCAACCCAATTTTAATTTATAGTAATAAACAATTCGTTTTCAATTGTGTTCATAAAATCCCTAATTTTAATATCATCATCACCACTAAAATCATCCTCATATGGATCTTTACCTGTTATTTCTCCTAAGCAATCCATCCATTCTTCTTCACCGGTAATGATTTCATTGTCATTATTTTCTAAATAATCTGCATCAATACCATTACGTGATAAGATGTCTAATACTTGTTCTTTAGTGAATTGTTTCATGTGTTTTTTATTTATTTATTTATTTTTAAAAAATTATTTAATATAATAATATAATGAAATATTAATTACTCCAAATCATTCTTAATAATTATCTTCTTCACCATTTAAAAATGATATATCAAAATCATCTAATTTACCGTCAAATATATCTGTCAGTTTATGTATAAGAGCTTCACCTGACATTCCATCATCGTGAAAATTATCAATATACATTCCAACTAATTCTAGTTTTCTTGTGTTGTCAAATTCTTTTGTTTCAATAAAATCTACCATAATGTTTATTTATTTATTTTTTGTAAAAATTTATAATATAAATATAAGATGAATTTTTTAATACTCCAAATCTTACTTTATTTATTTATTTTTTGTATATATTTTTGTATATGTGAGTCAGGTGTGGGTGTGTTCAGTTTTTTCCTACCCGACACTCTTACCATTTAACACCCACGGTATGTTTGTCCTATACTATTGGTATATTAAATAACATCCACACCCGACACACACGTTTTAAACACATTGTGTATTATACTTGTCCCACGTTATTACCCTGCACATTCCACATAATAATAATCAGTACACGCGTCCATCCAATTCATATTATATTCGTCTTTACATGCGTTTGCTTCATCCAGTGTTAAATTTTTAAATACTATTTCTGAACTAACACCCACACCACGTACATATTCTTTTGTGAATTTACGTACCACATTATATTTTACATTTTCCATATTATCTTCCCATTTTATATTTTAAATCAAACATGGGTGTAAATATCACCGGTTCTTCTATTTTCTTTTTCTCCGTCGTCTTTATCTCCGGTCTCTTTCTATCTAATAATTCCATAAACCTAAGATGTTCTCTACGTGCTTCTAATTCCTCTTTGTACTCACGTTCTGCTTGAATCATTACTCTTCTAAACATACTTAATGTTTGATCTTGTACCGTAGCACGATCTTTACCTTTTTTACCCATAATGTTTATTATTTATTTAATTGTTAAATTTATAATATAATAATATAATGAATTATTTAATTCGCCTAATCTTTCATTTTTAATTAAAATGGGGGAGCAACTCACACTCCCCCACTAACCATCAACCCCCGTTACCCAATATTCTTTTTAACCAATTGATCAATGATACTTTGTATATCAAAGGAGTAATATTAATTACTCCAAATCAATCAATTTGTTTCTTTATTATAAAATTTAAAACGTATTCCTGGGAAATCTGTTCTTTCCATTTTTGTTGTAACTTGTTTAAACTTAAACCCTTTAGACTCCATACTCGCTATTACTCTTTTAGTATTTTGTTCCGAGATCATTTTACCCCAATCTCGATATCCTTTTGCGAATTTTACACTTACAACATTGTCTTTACGTGGGTCTGAGAATACTACTGAGTATTTAAATTTACCCTTAGTAACTTCATTTAATGATTTCTTAAGTTCGGTGGTTACGGCTACTTTTTTCATATTTATTTTATTTATTTATTAAATTTATAATATAATAATATAATGAATTATTATATACTCCAAATCTTTCATTATAATTACCAATCACCCCATTGTCCACCACGATAATATTCAAGAGCGTCACTCTCATCAAATACGAACCACATTCTCATTGGACCATCTGCCCATTCTGCACTTTTCTCAAAAGATGTTTCAGCATCAATAATATCTTGAACACTATTAATAGTAGTAGAACTTTGACTTGAACACCTATCGCAATCTGTACTTGAATAATTAACCCACACTGGTAAATTTTTCTTAATACGTTTAACGGCTTCGTTTCGTGTCTTAAAATAATAATTCATATATTTATTAAATTTATAATATAATAATAAAATGAATTATTTATTACTCCAAATCGTTCTTAAATGAAATTTTAAATTTTCATCATTTTGGTCCTCAAGTCTAATGAAATAATTCATATGACCATATAAAGTAACCATCAAATGACTTATACTATTACATAAACAACATAGATTCCAATTATGTTCATTTGTAAATTCCATACTATCATTTTGGAAACCATATTCATTTCTAGCTATTATTAATGCTAATTCATTAATAAGGTTACCATCTTCTATTTCATACCCAAATTGTTCACTATCAAATACTTCATATTCAGTTAGTAATTTAGGTATAATACTTTTATAGTATTTAAAATTACATTCATCTAATACTTGTTTAAGTAATTTTGAGTTAATCTCTAACACATTATCCATATTATTTATTAATTTATAATATAATAATAAGGTGATTATTTTAAATCACCAAATCTTTCATTATAAATTTTATTACATTCTGGGCATCCACACTCTGTTAGTTCTTCAATTCTAGCCCAATTAGTGGATAGTGCTGGTGTACCACATAAATTACCTTTACCACTCTCATAAATGTGGGCTGTATTACCCCACACATTACCTTTATTACCAAAAATTGAGAATTCAGGTTTTAAATCTTTAACTGCTACCATATATTTATTAATTAATTTTATAATATAATAATAAAATGAAATTATAATTACGCCAAATCAATCAATATTTTTTCTGGTCCATCATAATGTTTCACACTTAATTTTATTTTATTACCAATTACATCAATAGTGTAAATATAATCTTCACCTTGGTTGGATACACTTTCTATATCACATATATAAACGTCTCCAACATCTTGTTTTAATTTGGCTATTGCTGTAGCGAAAACACACCCAGCACCATTAAAATATTCTCCTAATTTTGGGGAACCAGATATACCATTCCCTACTCTACCATTTGAGATAATGGATTTTAAATCATCACCTAAACCACCTTTAATGTAACCGTCATAATGTTTGTACATTGCGCCGATTGCTTTACCATTTTCTTTAAAAATTACGGATGCTCTTGTAGCCATATGTTTATTTTATTTATTTATTAATTTTATAATATAATAATAAGGAGTAATTTTAATTACTCCAAATCAATCGTTATATGTTATAATTAATTTCATAACATCTTGAGTAAAGATATCTTTTAATTGATCATCAATTCTAGCATTTAGATCAATACCTAACTCCATATGATATTCTCTACATTTACCCCACTCTTTATAACCATTTATTTCTACTCCCATATATTTTATACCATAAAGATCTATCCAATCATATTCATATTCTTCATCTTCAGTACGGTGAGTAATTTGTACTTCACAAATGGCTTCTATTAATGAGCCGATTTCAACTTTAACTTCTACTGAAATTAATTGAATTTTACTTTTAATTTTAAAACGGTGTTGTACCATATGTTTATTTTTTATTTATTAATTATTAAAATTTTATAATATAATAATATAATGAATTATTAATTACTCCAAATCATTCATTTATTAACTTAATACTAATACTTCTTTAGTATCTTCGTCTTCATCATTATCACCAATATCTATAATTTTATCAGTTTGATGATAACCACTATACTTAGTTAATTCATAACCAATATTACTAATATCTCTAGCTAAAACGCTTCCCCAATAATCTTTAGATGGGTAACTAAATTTTACTTCAGTTTCAGGATCAAATCCTGATAATTCTTCAATTAACTCCTTTACTGTCATATTATTTTTTTAAATTAGAGTCTAAATATATAATTGCTGTTTTAAGTGTTCCTTGTAAATACCCTACAATATATGCTGGGTTTTGTTCTTTTGAATCCCAAAGTCTATTTGATTCAGCTAATGCTTTTTCTAATGCTTCTTTTAATGCATCTAATTCTAATTTATTCATATATTATTTATTTATTAATTTTATAATATAATAATATAATGAATTATTAAATACCCCTAATCTTTCTTATTTTTTCTTTTTTAATTTCTTTTTAGCGGCTTGTAACGACGTTATCTTCTTTTTACTCATTCAATTTTTTCCTACAAAATATGTAGGGGAGTTACTAAACTTCACTCCCCTACAATTAATAAACATATGATTAAATATTACTTGGTACTTTAACTTTTGGTCTTCCACGTTGAATTGGAATACCAGCTGCTAATTTGGCTTCACGTTCAGCCATTCTTTGTTGACGCTTACTAGTTTCATTTGTTGGGCGACCTTTTCTAATCCCCTCTCCTGATTCAATTTTTAATTGACGTTCAGCAATTCTTTGTTGTCTTTTTGACCCATTTACTACTGGGCGACCTTTACGTTTTGTTTCTAAATTTTCCATTTTTATTTATTTTTTATTTATTAAATTTATAATATAATAATATAATGAATTATTAATTACTCCAAATCAATCAATTAACCAAATATAATTTCTTTATAAAATACGGTCTGTAAAATAACATCCGCTGTATCCGCATCATCATTTTCCGTAATCATGTCTAATAAAAACTTTGTTGGGGCGGTTTGAACATTATTATGAACGTCTTCAAGTGTAATTGATTTAGTTTGCTCACTATCATCATCTTCCTCATCAACTAAAGTTAATTTACCTCCTGAACGTAAAATCTCCATTAATACATCCTCATAACAGACCATTATACCAGGTCTTTCTGTACCTAATTTAGTTTTAGCTACTTTGTAGTCGTTCTCATCACATTCAAGGACTAAACCATAACTACTAATGTAACCTAATCCATTACAAAGAGCATTATAAAAATACTCTTCTGATTCTACTGGTGTTAATTTTATTTCCATATTTATTTATTAATTTTATAATATAATAATATAATGAATTATTAAATTCGCCAAATCAATTATTAAAAACATTTTGGCCAGTTTCAGTATAATATCTCCAATACTTACGAGTTTCACCCCATACTTTACAACGCATGCGTACTCTTTTAATTTTCTTAGAATATAAAGCTCTCCTTAAAATATCAGCGTATTTCTTACTAGCTTCTTTCTTATGATCTATATAATAACCCCAAATATCTATTTGTATTTCTTTTTCAGTACGGAATGGATTATTATTTAAATAATCTACAATTTGTTGTTGATTATTTCTACTTCGTCTTTGGTTTTTAATTCTCCCCATATTTAATTATTAAATTTATAATATAATAATAAAATGAATTATTAATTACTCCAAATCAGTCTTATAAATCATCTTCTTCATAATAATCATCTTCATCATCTTCATCATAATCAACATAAAAATATCCTTGATATGGACATGTTTCAGGTTGTTCATTAACCCATTCCCAATTTGGGTTTTCTGATAAGTTAGGTGTTATAAATGTTTTTCCTTCTTCATTAAATTCTAAATTAATACCGGCTTGTCTATCAGATCCTAAACCATTCATTTCAGCTAGTAATTCATAATAATCTTTACCACCAAATACACCATAACCTTCATAATTGTCTTCATGCCATTTATTTCCCTTATTATCAGTCATATAAACATCAAATGTGGATCGGCCTGTGTAGTGATTGTTAATACTACGGTCTGTGTCTTGTGTAATCCAACTAAAAAATCCCATATTTATTTTATTTAATTATTAAAATTTTATAATATAATAATATAATGATTTATAATATACTCCAAATCATTCAATTAATATTTTAGCTGCAACCCAACATAAATCAATATGGGTTTTATGACTATCACCAGATGAGTTTTTTAAATTTAGAATAGCTCCATTCTCTCCTTCTCGGGATAAAACATCAAAACCTATTCTAAAATCTCCTTTATTAACAAAAACTGTTGATTTTAAAATATTACCTCCGTTCTTAATAAAGTCACGAGCAGGTATTTCGTATATAAATGTGTTCATATTATTTTACTCTTGAGTCATAAACATTTACCATACTATCATAAAATGATTCTCTAACATCTTCCCACTTACCATCTCTACCCTCATTAATAAACATTATATTATTTTCCTTTTGTATAGTAGTATTATTACTAGGAGGAAAGAGTGAAAGTGCTATGTAACGTTTTTTCTTCTTCATTTCTTTTAGCTTTAGAGCTATTTCCATTTCCGATAAATTATAATCCATATTTATTTATTAATTTTATAATATAATAATATAATGATTTATTTAATACGCCAAATCAATCTAAATAATTTCCTCATAATCATAATAATCTTCTTTTTCATTATATACCCCAATAATACTATATCCTTTTTCAATTAATGGGTTATCTAATCCTTCTCGTTTCACCGCTTCAACTACCTCAATTCCCATAATATAATCTGGGCGATTCATTTTTTCAAAATGAGCGGGACATAATGTCATACAATTAGGTTCGTTTCCTGTAGCTTCAATTACTCGAGCAATTGCTGCTTTAATTTTTTCTATATTCATATTAATTAAAATAAATGTTTCATTAAAGCTTCATAAACAAAATCCCTATCATCATTTATTAGTTCAAGTTGTTCTTCAGTCATTTCTACTCCATCATAGTCAGCATTTGAAATATAAGCATCACAAAAATCTGGGTAGTCATCATAATCAATACCATCAAACTCGATATTATCGATTTTACTATAGTCTAATTCGTTTGTCATGTTATCCATTTATTAAGTTAATTTCATTAGTAACATTTTTTATTTCATCTCTTATTGCTAAGAGTTCTTTGATTATTTTTTGTTCTTTTGTCCTTAATTTAACTAAACTTTTAGTTAAAGGTTCTAGTTCTTTTTCTTTTGCTGTCTTTTTTAATACTGCTTCCATATATTTATTTATTAATTTTATAATATAATAATAAAATGAACTATTTAATACGCCTAATCAATCATTAAAAAATATTTTACTTTTCGCTATTAATAATCCTAGACCAGCTGCAGCGTACATACTATTTTTATCTACTAGGAATGTTTCATTTGTTTTTAAATTACGTACTTTAAATTGTGTAGAGTATATTTCAACTACTTCAAAGTTAAATCCTTGAACAGTATTGCCTACTAAATCTCCTACTTTTAAATTATCCATTTAATTAATTTTTTATAATATAAAAATAAGGAGTAATATTAATTACTCCAAATCAATCTAAATAATTTGATAAATAGTTTTTTAAATCTATAGCGTAATGTAATAATTCATTTTCAGCATCTTTATTTAATAAATTACTTTTAAGTAAACTAGTCACTGTTTGACCAATATATGTTAAAGCATTTACATTTTGTGATTCAAAGTCTCTTGACTTGAAACTAAGTTCAAATTGATCTGCTACTGACCAACCATGATCTGAGTTGATTAACTGTTTTGTTAATGTTTCTAAATTATAGTTCATATTTTATTAATTTTATAATATAATAATAAAATGAATTTATTAATATCCCAAATCTTTCTTATTTTTAATTTTACGATTATATTTTTTCTTATTTTTAGAAACTGTTTGACGTGATGCAGCCCAGATTTCTTGTATTGTTAGAGTTACTTTTTGTATCTTATTATTTTTATTTAGTTCCATATTATTAATTTTATGATATAAATATAAAATGAAATTTATATAACTCCAAATCAATCAAAAAAGGCACGTTACCGTGCCTAATTTGATATAAATTAATAAATAAAACCTAGAAAATTATTCTTCTTCTTCCTCGAACTCATTAACAGCTCCATACTCAATACGCATTGGACTTATTTGATAACTCATTTTTATTCCAGTGTTACCATTCCTGTTCTTAGAAAACTCCATATATGTTCCTCCACCCTCACTCTCTTTTTCTCTTCTCATTTCAATCATAGCATCAGTTAAATGTTTTAACTTATTACTACCTGCAAACTCTCCTGCTTTGGTTACTTGTTGTATTAATAAAAACGTAGTGTATACGTTATTAGTATTTTCACCTTTATTATTTCTAACACATAAATCTACTAACCATGATTCAGCCATTTTTCTATCCCAACCATTATCATCTCTAACTCCATCAATTACTTCGGCTATAGAATCTATTAAAATAACATCCCAACCTTGATTTATAACTTGTTCAATAACGTCTTTAGTATTATATTCTAAATAATCATTTGTAAATATAGTTTTAATAACACCAAATTGATTAAATCTTTGAGTATATTTAAACATTTGTCTACGACCCATCTCAGCACTAATAAATAAACATTTATTTCCTCTATTTGACAGTCCAGATAAAACATCTAATAATACAGTTGTTTTTCCTACTCCTGGATCACCACAACACATAATATTACTAGATGCTGGGATTCCTTCTTCATGAGATATAAATTTATCTATGTTTTTTATCCCTGATCTCATTTGACGCATCATACGTGGGTCAATTTCTAGTGAATTTAAAGTTGTTATTTCTTTAAAATCAATAATAACTGGAGGGTAAGTAATTGAATCTAAACGTGGTCTACCACGTTTTTTAGGTGCATTTTCTATCATATTATTTATTTTATTTATTTATTAATTTTATAATATAATAATAAGATGAATATTTTATTACTCCAAATCTTTCTTAAAATTTATTTCCCACCATAAAATATATAATCTTTTTTCATTTCCTTCATTCCATTTCCATTCATAATGAAATAAAAATGAGAATCCATGTGATTTCCAAATGTTTATATTCCAGTTTTTTATTTTCATAGTTTTTAATTAGCAGTCAGGACAGGATTCGAACCTGCATGTGTGATACCCTCTGCCGAGAGACGCGATACTCCAATTACGCCACCTGACTATTTTGCTTTTCCGTTCACACCACCCCTTGGAGTTACAGTGACTGGTTGTTTTATACTAAGTAAATCTACCAGAGAAGCGTGTCTCGATTTACTAGTATCCGGGTAGTCAGGACAGGATTCGAACCTGTAACCAGTTTTCTAAGCTCTACGTGCAGGGTTTTCACTGCCTCGTACTGGTGTCTAATCGGACATACACAGCGTCTAACCAATTCCGCCACCTGACTAAGTTATGAATCAATCAAAAGCACTTATTTTAAGTTCAGAAGGTCATCCATTTATTCCACACAATAATCTACAATTAGCAGTAATTTCATAAGAGATATTATCATGTTTTATGCTCGGACTTATACATGTTATCAGCCATTATAGAAGCAGGCCTATTATGAGTACTTACTAAAGGGTGGACTTCATTAGAGCCTAATCCCCAGTGGGTTTAACCAATGATTGATTCAATATTTTTAAAGAACGTTTTTTTGTAGTCAGGACAGGACTTGAACCTGTAAACCTACTTCCCATCTTCGGTTTTTTAACTCTAATGTTTAGAATGGGTCAAACCACATTAGAGTACGTATACCATTCCGCCACCTGACTATATTTTAATATTCATCCAACATGTTAAGTTGTTTTTTTGCCATTTTAGTATCTTCTTCAGGATTTGATTTTAGTCCCAAACTAATACTCTCACCATAACAAGAACAACTTGGATTACCTTCTTTATTAACTCCAAAAGAGATAAACCCGGCACGTACTGGATTAAAATCTTTGAATTCTGAGTGTTGTAATAATTCAGAGAACACAATAATTAATCCTTTGTTTGTAATTACATATTTTTGTTTTAAGTACATCTTTATTTTGCTATTTGTTTCGTAGTCAGGACAGGACTCGAACCTGCGACGCATAAGTTAAATCAATAACCCCGCTCTGCCACTGAGCTACCTGACTGTTTTTATTTCTTTTTAAAGATATAACCTTCATAGGTTTTATCCCATACCCATCTAGTTCTACAAGTCCATACCCAAACTTGTAATCTCCACCAACGTCTTAACTTAACATGCCATGGATCTTTTTCCATTTCATCCATCAATTGTTGAACAACTTTATTTCTCATAACATTGTGTTTAGTAGTCAGGACAGGTACTGCCCCTGTGTTAGTATTCATTATATTCCTAACTCCCCCACTCGTGGGAACGCTTGTTACCTGATTATTTGAGGATGAGAAGTCCTCCGTGTTGTATAGTTACAATAGTATCGCTTATGTACCATACGGTAGCTCTATCTGCCTCAATTCCTTTCTCAATGGAACAACACTTGCAACTTTTGAATACCCCCAGAGTTGCCAACTGTGCTAACCTACGCTTTAGCTGATTACTTTGAGCATTGTCAAGAGGCTTATCAGGTCTTCGTTCCATACTCGTGCACAAGTAGAGGACTAATATTTTTTATAATTAACATCTTTTTATTTATTAATTTTATAATATAAATATAAGATGAATATTTTATAAAGCCAAATCTATTATTTTTTAGATAAATAAGTTAAAGTACTTATATCCTCTTGAGTTAATGACCTCTTATTACCCCATATTGTAGTAAGAATATCTAATAATTCTGTTTCATTATGTGTTTGAGGATTTCCATTAAATAATTCAAACTCTTTAACTTCAATAGGTACATAACCTTCATCGTATAATTCATCAACTAATTCTTGTTTATCACTTGATGACAACCCCCAAAGTACATCATCTATGTCTACATCTACTGATACTGATACTGATCCTCTCATATTTAAAATTTAATTAAGTTTCCACATTTAATTTCTTTAATACCATCTATTTTTATAGTTCTAACTACAACATCATAATCTAGACCTTGATTGGTATTTTTACTTGGTTTTGATTTGAATTTATTAATTGTATCAATTTGTTCTGATGTAGCCTCAATACCGTCAATTAAATATTTTTCTACTTTAGCATCATTACAAGCGAAAAGTAAATATTTACAATTAGTATCTGACTTTTTAGCTACAATTGAACCATTAAAACCATCATTTACTTTTACAAACCAATTTTCTTTAGATTGGAAATTTGCTTCTTTTCCTTCTCTAGTTCTAGCATTATTAACCATGTTTTGGTAATTAGCATTTAATAATACTCTATAATTAACTATTTTAGTTACAATACAATCCTTAAGTGGATTATTTGTTTTGAGTAGTTTTTGTTCTACTTCAGCTAATACTCTAGCTGCTTTAGCTCTACCTCCATCGTTAATTAATTTGGTAATAACTTCTAATTTATCCATAACCTTTTATTTATTAATTTTATAATATAAATATAAGATGAATTTTTTAATTCTCCAAATCTATTATTTTATTTTCTAAACTTAGAATTGCATATTTCCATTTAAAACCACCTGCTGTTTTTTGTTTTCCTAAACAACAAGCACGAATATCTCCTTTTATTTTTTTATTTATTTCTTTAATAGAAACCCATTCTTGAATAAATTCATCTTGTAAATTATATTGAAGGACAGGTTTGGTAGATTTAACCCAAGATTTTCTATTTTTAATACTTATTTTAAGATTTTCTATATGTTGAGAGCTAAATATTTTACCTTTTTTAGTTCTACTCATTTTTTCTTTAACTTCTTCTGAGAATTTAGTACCTTTATTTCTACTAATACCCTTGTTTGACTGGCTTATTTTTTGTCTTAATTCAGGAGTCATAAAATTTTTAGGTTTGGATTTATTTTTAATTTTTAATACCCAATCTATTTTAATTTTTTCATATGTTCTATTTGATATTATATATCGGTTGTTTTTATTTTTTTGTTTTCCAATAGACATCAAAAATAAAGCATACCATAACTTTTCATTATTAGGATAAATTTCTGTTAATAATCGGTGACATAGAAAATGCTCTCTTGCTGTTAATTCTACTAAATTTATTTTATCATTATTACCTCCCATACAACGAGGAATAATATGATGTTTTTCTTTATATCCTTCTAATTGACGTGATTTAGCTCTTTCTATAATTTGATTATAAATTTTTTGATAGTTCATAATTTATTATTTCTAATAAATATATGATTTCCTATAAAATCTAACCTATATTAAATATTTGCAATTTAGATTAGTTATTCAATGGAATTTCTATCTATTAATATAACTTTAGGAAAACGAGGTACCGGTATTTCTGTGGTTGTTAAACCAAAATATCGTACTGTTGCTTCAAGTCCAATAAGACTTTCTTTTTTTAACCATAATTCTTCTAAATATGAATGTTCTCCATTTACTGCTGATTCAAAATTATCAAATACTAATTTACCTACTTTTCCTGATAATTTTCCTACTCCTTCTTTAACATCTCGAATTATAAACTCAGCATCATCAAAAACTTTATTTTTTAATAAAAAATTTGAGCGTTTATTTTCATATTTCCCATCTAATATTCTTATTATTTGTCCTTCAAATCCTTCAGATATGTATTTATCATGATAAATTTGAATTTCATTTTCATTATATATTAAATCTATATTTGATATAACACATGTATCAGGAAATTCTTTATTATCATACATTTCTTTTAAAGAATTATATCTAGATTGAAATATTTCATTACTAGACGCTATATCATATATAAAATATTTAATGTATTCTTTAGACTCAACTAAATCCTGAGGTTCAGGTTTTAATTTACGGACACAACTTATAATTTTATTAAAATCAAACTCTTTATCCGTGTAAAGTTCTCCATCTAAAATAATATCAGGATGTTTTTCAAAAAACGATTCAAGTGATTTTAATATATGAGGAGCAGATAGAAGTTCTTTACCGTTTCTACTAAACATACCTCCTGAATGTATGATACATCTAACACCATCATATTTTTTCTGAGATGCTACTGGGTATTTTATTTTATCTTTATAATCTTCCCATTTTTTAGCTAACATTGGTTTGAAATAAATTGGTGTATCAATTTCACTAATACTTTCAAACGAACCTGTTTCCATTCGTTTACGATGCATAGCTGTTGCTTCGGCTAATGCTTGTTGTTCTGCTGTAGTAGCGTTTTTCTTACCTACATTTTTTGCTTCGCAACACGTCCATTCAGATACTACTTTAAGACCATCAGTGTAACCTGATATTGTTCTGAAGCATGCTCCTTCAATTTCAATTTCCCATTGAAGTATTTTTTTATTAACACTTCGTTTATATAATGTTTTTAATTTCATAACCTTTTAATTTTATAATATAAAAATAAGGAGAATATTTTATGGAGCCAAATCTTTATAATAAAGAAGCATTTGTAAGGATAGATGCTAAAGTTATAATTAGTACAATTAAAACTGTTGAAATGATAATGATGTCTTTTTTATTCATAATATATTAGTTAATTATTGTTTAAATATAAGAAAGATTATTTTGATAACCTAACTAATTTTATATCTCCAAATAAAATTACCTGCTGTTTTGCTAACTCCTCTAGCACAATTTTCAATAGAACTTCTACTAATGTTGGTATTTATAGAAGCTTCATAAATACTATCCCATTCTTTTAATGAAATAAAATCAGAATTATATTGAATAACTTTTTTATATTTGATATTTCGACTCCCTGGTGGAAATTTTTTTCCTTTATTATGGTTAGTATATCCTAATTTTCTACCTGATTTATTATATGTTACTTTATTTATTATTTTATTTGAATCTATATATTTCCAGTTAAACCCACCAGATGATTTTGTTTCTTCTCTAGCGCAACTTTCAATACCGCCCTTATTTATTTGTAAATATTTACTTGCTTCTGTAGGTGAATTAAAAGTTTTAATATATTCTCCTTGTAAAGTATATTGTTCTATTTGTTTTCTATTATCAAATCTTTCTTTACTTTGTATAGAATGTATTTTATTCTTGAAATTTTCATATATTCTAGAACTAGTAGCATGTCGTTTTTGATTTCCTAATCCATTAATCATACACCACATAGCATAATACATTTTATTTTCTTGAGGTGTTCCTTTATATATTTCAACTAATAATCTATGACATATATAATGTTCTTTAGGTGTCAATAATACTAAATTATGTTTATTGTTTGAACCTCCTAAACTTTTAGGAATAATATGATGTTTTTCAAATAGTATTCCTTTATTCTTTTTTCTATTTAATTTTTGAGTATTACTTATAATACTGTTGTAAATTTTTTGATAATCCATAATATTTTATTTACTATAAATACCATAAATTATCAAAATATTTATATTCTTAACCCATAATATTAAATATTCCTATTAAGTTTAGTTAGTTATAATAAAAGGTACAACCCAACGAGCACAGTTTTGTGGTAAACGATGAATGTGTCTGTAGTTATTAATCCATGCCATCATATTAGCACTTCCAACAGCGTTAGCTGAATGAACCATTACAAGACAAACCGGTGCTCCATTTAACCATTGTTCAACTAACCATTTAGTACAATCCATTCCTGTTTTTTCAGTTATGTTATTATAATCTAATGTGTAATTATGGTATACATTTGTGTGCCATTCTTGCATAGCTGAATCACCTAAATCGTGGTCTAATGAGATTAACTCAATATTTTCTAAGCCAATTTCAGTTATTTTATTTACGAACTCATCATAATTACGAACTACAATCCAATCACCTGCTTCTGGTTTTGGTGTTCTTAAATCATCTAAATATATTTTTTGTTTCATATTATTTTCTTTTATCTGTTACTACAACCCAAGTTTTATAATTATCTAAATATACAATATCCGCTTTAAATCTTGATGTATAAAAAAATCCATCTGAGTATTTTACATAATCGTTTGACCTTAAAGCATCTTCTAATATTTTATATGTTGCTCCTTCTATAGTATAAACATAACGAACACAATTATTATAATCATCAAAATAATAGATACGCATTTGATTATGTGTTGTTGCTGTTAAGCATTTAGTTCCATTATCTGTTCTATCTATATTAATAGAATATCCTTTTAGATTCATTTCATCTCTAATATCATAAAATGAGAATCCAAGAAAATTTTGAGCGTTTGATTTCGTTACCATCGTCCCGATGATAAGGAGTAGAAATATTAGTTTTTTCATTGTTTTTATTTTACGTCTTCTACTTCAATAGATTGAATTAATGCTTTATTATCCCAAGCTAAATGTAAGTAAATATATCTTATAACATTATCATTTTTATCAACTTGTGAACATGTGATCATTCGTCCATAATTATTTTCAGATACAAATCTAATGTGTAAATCCTTATCAAAGTATCTTTCTAATTTATGTTGAGCATCTCGTTTATGTAATGCTGATTCCTTAATATGGTTTCCTATAATAACAAAATGTACATATGATTCCATGTGGTGTTCTAAATGAAATCTGGATAATGCACTTACATATGGCTTTACATCAACATACGAATACTCTTTATCTTGTCCTAATGACAAAAAAGGTAATAATAAAAATAGTAATATAATTTTTTTCATAATTTAAAAACTTGAACTTCCTTTTTTATTTCCACCACTACCATCTATTTTTTCTTCATGATGATCTTCAGGTAATGTTAATTTAGCAATTGGTTGCTTACTCATTATATTGATAATTTCAGTTATTGAATATGGTTGTATTTTATTTCCATCTACACCCACATCCATTGCCTTACCTTTAGATAATTTCTTATCTGAAGGTAAGTGGACGTGTCCATGTAAATGGATAACACCATCATTCATATTATGCCAACTAGCAATTGGATAATGCATTAATACAAAATCAAAATCTCCTTTATATATTGGTGTACCCGGATTAATTGATACTGATAATCTTAAATACTCATTTACTGAACTAAATAAGCGTTGTATATTATCTCTATTACGTTCAATATGATGATCGTGGTTACCTAATATTAGGTGAATGTTTTTACAATATATTCTATTTCTAAACTCTTCAATATTTTCAAACCCACCAAATGACCAATCACCCAAATGAAATAATATATCATCCTCACCAACTATACTATTAATAGATTCAACAATATAATCATTCATATGATCTAGAGATTTAAAATCTCTTGTATTATATGTTGGAATATCACCATTAGCATCTCTCCACTTAGTTGTACTACGACATATATTACTATGTCCATAGTGTGTATCTGAAGTAAAATATACTCTTTGATTTGGTGTTATTTTAATTTTCATAATATAAAGATAAAATAAAATTTTTAAATAGCCAAATCTATTTTAATGACTATCTCCTACGTCATGTTTTTCTCCATAAATTAAATAATCTGGATTGATTACTTTAGCTACCAAATGACGATTACCACATACACTTTTAATAACAACACCTTCGTGTGGTACTTTAGTTCCTGGAATACCATCATATAAAAATTTAGTTTGCAATTCTTGATACCAAGGTCCAACATATAATTCTTCTACGTGAGGTAAATTAAATACATTTGCAATTACGTGTTTAGTACGAATTGTATTTTGATACACTCCATCCTCAACAAAGTCAAATCCTGTAAATTGAATATCTTTTAATCCATAATCATAATTCTTTTGAATACCAGGACCATAAATCTCTCCATATAATATTACTCCATTGCCTATTACTTTTGGTCCGTGTAATTTAACATATGTCCATAACTTATCTTTAATATCATACTTATCAGCAATAGTTCTCCAAACATCTGTATCATAGAATCCTTGTGAATCGGAACCCTTCTCTACGTTGTGTGAACCATAAACGTATTCATATTCAATCCACTCATCAGCCAACCTGAAGAACTTCTTTACTTTATCCCAAAATGATAATCCTCTTTTCTTAACAATACCATAACGAGCATTAGTACCATGAATCTTACGGGTGATTTGAACAACATCCAACCCACTAATAAACATTCCAGTAACGTTTTTAATGTTAGGGAATTTGTAATACACTCCAAAGTTTGGATTCTGATGATACTTAATCTTACGTCCTGATGCTAATTGTACTTGTACAGCTGGTGGTTCGTATTTGAAAATATTCATTACTTCCATCATATCCTTACCTTCTGTGTAAGTATTTATATTACCTTTAGGTATATATTTTAAAGGTATAATCAAACACTCAGAATATACTCCTCTTAACTTAACGGTACGTACACGTTGACCTTTACGTAAGTAATTAGTTACATTCATTGAATCAGATAATTCTTGAGGAATGACAGCATCTGTAGTTGCTACTACAACCAAACCGCCCTCAGAGTATTGTCCTTTTTGTATGATACAATTCCATCCTCCGATAACTGCTTGTTCGATGTTATCAGCTCCTGGGATTGCTTTAATTTCATTAATTTTTGCTACGTAGCAAACACTATTAGCGTTCTCGAGTTTATTCATAACTTATATTTTTAATATTGAACTACTTCTGTGATATAATCTGTATTTTTATGTGCTGCAAACAAGGCATACTTTCCGTTTTGGTGAAATGTACAATAATACGCACACACACCTTTGGTACTAAACTTATTAACATCATTAATACAATGAGGAGTTTTGTAAAATACAACATCGACTGGTTTTGTTAAATCCATATTATGTGTTCCACAACAATGTTCGCCCGTACTTTCAATCATTACTTGACTACCCGTCTTAATTCTATCCCATTCAATAGGCTTAACTTGCTTGCCGAATATCTTTTCTAAGACTGGCTTTTGTTCTGGTGTTGCAGCGTTAAACATTTCGTTGATTTCTTCTTGTGAAAAATGAACTGTTTGGTCTAGATTTATTCTTGATAAATAGTCATTCCTAATTATAGCTTTCCATTTAATACAAGCAATCTTGTGAATTTCTAATAGCTCTTGAGCTGTGATAACTGTTTTCATTTTATTTTCTGTTTTAGTTTTAACTTCAATACCACAATACTTTAAGAATGTATCTTTATCCCATTCATCAAAATATTCTCTGTTATGGTCGTTGTTGATAGGACCACTTGCATAATTTGTTACCATACCTAACGTTCCAAATCGATTATTCACTAATACACAGTCACCATCAAACGGTGATATACTACTCACGGTAAGTAAATTATCAATTAAGATTGATTTAATGTCATTAAATTGTGCTTTATTGCAACGCATTGCAATAGGTTTCATTTTACTTTCATTCATATATTTTATTTTTATTAATTTTATAATATAAAAATATAATGAATTTTATAGGTAGCCAAATCCTTCTTAAAAAAATTTATAATTTAACTTCAAATCTATTTCTCATTTGTTCTAATTTATCATCAGGTACACCATGCTCATTAATACCACCATGACGATTCTCTACTATAAGTGAATATACTCTATAACTATATTTCTCGGCTAATTTATAATACACTTCCATTTCCCACTCCTGGGTAAAGGTGTTTGATACTGTTATTTGATATCCAACTTTCATCCACTCTTCACACTTACGTTGACAATCAGCATGAGCATCTTTTATTTTAGACCCATCAAACTTATATTCTTGTGTTTTTGGGTCAACAAAATATTGGTCAGCTTCTAATATAATACCACCTAATGTTTTTGCAAATGTACTTTTACCTGCGCCAGGTAATCCTCTCAATAATATTAATGTTTTCATTCGTCTAACCACCCTTCTTCTTGTAACATTCTTAAAAATTCTTTAAATTCTTTTTCGCCTTGCTCACAAACTGCTTCACGTAATTCTTCTAATGCCTCAGGATAATCCTTTAATACGCTTCTCATCCAAGTATCATTATCCCATACATCAGTTTTCCAATCTCCTGGTACACGTTTATCAGTAAATTCAATACTAACTGAAAGGAATTCACCACCACTTCCATCTCTATATATCCTCTCGGCTTTAAAGACATATAACTTAGATTCAGCAACTTTACCAATATAATCAGTTACATCCCAAAATGTTGATTCTGGTTCTTCAATTGAATCTTCTTCACGTTTATACCAAACGCCATTAATTTGTATTCTATCTTCCATTTTAATTAATTGTTTCTATTTCATATGTTCCACAAACAACATGTTTATATCCTATTTCATCATAAAAACTAACACATCCATTTTCATTAACTCCATGGTGTTCAACAATGTATGAACGTTGTGCTCCTCCTACCTCATAGGTAATTTTATATCTATGTCTAGGCACCATTTCAGCTATCTTTATTATAATTCCGGTTGCAGCAATAACTAATACAATTATTGCTATAATATGTAATATTTTATTTATCATATTATTTATTTTTTTCTATAATTTCTTTTAATTTTGAAATATAATTAGGATCCTCAGCATACCGCTTACCTAAAAAATCAAAATATTCATTTCTAGATAATATTGGTATATAACATGCTGAATATAAAGCGTAATCAATGACAGACTGTCTCCAATGTTTAAAAACAGCGTGTCCATCTTCTTCTCCAATATTAGTTGTTGGTCGAGTAGTAGCTACTTTCATTCCAAATAAATTATTATTTGAACGAAATATATGAGAAGTAAATCCACCTGTCTCTAATACTGCTTGAGCATATACAATATCAGGATACTGTACATTTAATGCTATTAAGTGTTCTTTCAATTTTTGTGGAGTGAACTTATCATAGTTATTTAAGATAATTACTTTTTCTTCAGGTGATAAATTCTGTAATACATCCCTACCCGATTTAAATCCAAAATAATACGATGAACCTGCGCTTAAAACCGCTACTACTGATGTTACGATAATAATACGTCCTAAAACAGAGTGACGTTTAATATCTAATGTTTCGGAATCAAATTTATATAACATAACCTTTATTTTAAATTTATAATATAAAAATAAGGAGAACTTTTTAGTTCTCCAAATCTTTCTTAATTACCATCTAGCTCCTTTTAGTTGGCCTTCTGAAATTTCAGCATTTAAATATAATACAACATTATCTGTTAGTTTCTTTAATGCTTGAGTTTTTTCTTCAATCTCAACTCTTAATTCAGCTCCGAATTTTTCTAATAAACGTTCTTTGGCTAATTCTTTTAATTCATTAATAGGACGAATTTCATCAGCCCAACGTGCAATTAAATATCTATCAGTACTTGATATACTAACACCATAACAATCAAATCCAATTGTTTCAGCATAGTTTTTAGCTTGTTCTTGACTATCAAATAGTAAATCCTTGTTATCTGCTCCTTTTAAACGGTTATATTGTCTATTATAAGCATACCATTTTTCAACAATCCCAATAGCAAATGGATCAGGTGATTTATCATCATACCATACTTCTATTTTTGTAAAATGACTTTCTTTAACTGAAAATCCGATTTGTTTCATTACTTCTAATGGAATAGGAGTTTTACTATATTTCTTAAAATCAACGTGTGTTGGACATAATGTTTTGAATATTGTTTCCATTGATTTATTAATATAAGGATATGGAATTGGTGATTCTGCTTTTCGAATAAATTCTAATTGAGAATCCATTCCTAATTCGTTAGCTAATTCTTTCCATTCATCTAATGCTTCAACTTGAAACATGATGTCATTTAATTCTTCATTTTGATAAATTTGTACAGCCATATTTTTAATTTTACAATATAAAAATAAAGTAAAATTTTATGGTAGCCAAATCTACTTTAAAGCAGATAATAAAGCTAATTTAATTGCAGATGATAAGGTTGTTTGTTGAAATGGAACCCCATCATTTAATTCAAGTAACATAGCATTAGCAGTAGATTTATGTTCACCTGTACCTGTATGTTCTACACCATCTATATTCACTATAACTTTTACTTCAGTTATTTTATTGTTTATAGCAAATCCAGCTATACGAAATGCATTTTCAGGAATACCAATATAACTTATATTTACAGTAACGGATTTACCTTTACATAAATCATATCCTCTATCTTGTAATATATCTTCAGTAATTTGTTTTACACCAAATAAAACATTTCTGTCTTCAATTTGCTTAACATCAGCAGTAGTGTAAACAGAATCTACTGAAACACATTGCCCCATACTAAGTAGAGGCAATGTGAATAGTATTATAAATAAAAGTTTTTTCATTAGTTGTTAATAGTACTTGATAATGAATTACCATCTTCTTCATCAACTTTTTGGATTAACATCTTATCTCTATCTTCTGAATTAAACCAATAGTCAACTACTTTATTTAAGTTACCTACAAAAGCACCTAATAAGATTAGTAACATTTCTTTCCATGATTCTTGAATCACTATATCAAAAAATACAGCCATGTTAATTCCGAATATAATAAAGAAAAACAAGAATAATACAATCCCTGTAATTTTCCATCTGTTGTTTTGCATTTGTTGTAACATAAAATAGAATCTATTTTTATCATCTACTTTTACAAACTCAGATTTTGGTTCTAAACCTAATACTTCTTTAATTTTTGTCATAATTGTGTTGTTTATTTGTTATAAATATTGTTAATTTGAATAACCCGTTCGTACTATATAAAAATTAGTTGAACCACCACTAGTCAATACTCCGGTAGTTGTTGATTGTGTTCCTGTTATAGTTGATCTTAAATCAGATGTAGTAGCTCTGATATTAGTATGTTCTGTTTGTGTAAGTATTCTATAGTTAGACATAGACCATACTTTTCCATTTCGCTTTTGAATTTGTAAGTAAATATCAGATACAGTAAAATTACTATTTGAATTTAAATCATATCTAAAATAATCAGGACCTACTATAGTACGTTTTGATAATATTAAACTACTATTATCAGAAGCATCTGCTGCTTGAGGTGATGGTATAGATAAAGTATCTAGCGTTAATTTCCATTCAGTTCCAGCAGGTGATGTCCTTGATATAGAGTAATCTCCAGTTAAGTTAGTCACATAAGATGTATCTAAAGTCCATGCTGATGTAGTTACTACACCCAATTCACTTGCTTGTAATGAGTAGCTAGTTTGTCCAGGTCGTTTCCAAACAACTGCTAATCCTTCTCCACCACCATATTCTTGCATTCTAGCTTTAAATGTATATTGTGTTCCAGCAGTTAATGTTATGTTTCCATATTGATAACCACTCATACCATGACCGCCGTAATACGATGTTACTAATGTTCCGTTTATAATTAAATCAGCACCATCATCTGAATTAATACCAAAACTATATGTTCCTGATACAGCAGGAGTAAATGTACCTGATACTTCTGTAGAGAAAAATTCTCCATTGTTTGGCACTGTCGCTCCAGCGTTTGATATTAATTGCCAATAAGTCCAGTTAAGTGATGTACTTGCTGCTATATTGCCACTCCATCTTAAAACAGTATTACTATAAGCAGTATTAAAACACTTATCCATTTCTGTTACACTAGTAGGGTAAGCAGCATATTGACCTGTATTTCCGTTTCCGTTATGTGTTGAATATACTTTAACAGTTGTACTACTTACAGTAGTGTTAGTTCGTTTATAGAGCATCACTCTTATACCATTTACCCCAGTATTATTAATACCATACACTTTTCCTGTTTGAGAGAAAGTTTGAGCATTAACAATAGATGTTATAAATAAAAATATAAATAATAGTTTTCTCATAACGTTAATTTAGCTCCAAATAATATCTGATAATTTACTAATTGTTCTGTTACTGAATATGTTGTTCCTCCTGTTAATCCAAATCTAAACGCTTTTGTTAATTTATAATTCACATTTAAAAATGGTAATAATAGTGGTTTTGTTTGGAATATACTTTCAGTGTAGTATTTCATATAAGGAACATATACTGCCGCGAGTATAAATACAGCATCAATATTTTTAGTTAGTTGGCCTTTATACATCCCACCACCGATTGCTACTACTGTTGTTAATGGTTCTTTATTTAACATTCCATACATTGCACCTGCTCCATATAATCCTGTCACTTTTTTGACATTGTCTATACGAATAAAAACTAATGTATTACTAAAACTATTAGGTAATATTGATACACTATTTGAAACTAAGTCAATATGTTTTCTAGCTGTTTTCTGTGTAATCCATGATTTAAATACCGATACATTACCTACCTTAGCATTAACAGTGAAGTCTATGGCTACACCAAGTGAGCGCTTTTTATCGCCGGTTATTTTGATAAAGCTAGTAGTTAATTTAGCGTCTTGTGCTGCGTCAGCTGCTCGTTGCATACCAACTATATCACCTGTAAGCATAATAGCTGGTTTGTCTTGTTTTGCTGTTGCTTTACTAGTTGATTTAGTAGAACTTGAAGATTGTTTTTGTTCTTCCTGTTTAGCTTCTTCTTGCTTTTGTTCTTCAGTTTTCTTTTCTTCAGGTTTAGATGTATTATTACCCTCACTACCACCTGAACTACTTGAACTTCTTGTTGCTGCAGAACCACCTGATACACTATTAGCAACTCCTGAAACAGAATTAGTTGCTGTTGATGCTGCTGTAGATGCTGTATTTGAAGCTACATCTGTTATTGATGTTAACATTGAACTTAATGATACAACGTTATTTACAACGCTATTAGATACGTTTAATACATTTGTAGTAATAGTTTGAACTCCAATTTGAGCACACGGATTACCTTTACCATAGCTGTTATATACATCATTAGCCCAGGTATCAAATGAACCATTTTGTAAATCAGATGGAGTGAATGTTTTAACTTGACCATAGTAATTCATTACAATAGGTAAGTTACCATTCAAATCAGATACATTAATGCTCTTAACTTCCTTAGTACAAGGATCTATATAAGTGTAAGAGAAAGATTGGCCTTGAGCGGCCAATCCTGATAATATCAGTAATAATAGTAATATGTTTTTATACCAACCCATTTATGTCTTCTTTAAAATCAAAATAAACATTGTCAATCGGTGTATCTACTCCTTTTATAATATCTATTTGATAATATGCTTTAATTTCTATAACAACATATAAACATAACGATAGTATAAGAACTACATATAAGTATTTTAAAAATCGTAATAATTCACTAACATTACTTTTCGAAAATACCATCTTTAATCATTTTTGAAACAACTCTAGAACATCCTGTTTCTAGAGCTTTTCTTGTTGAAATGCCTACTGTTGATTGCGCAAACTTCATTTCAAGAGATTTCAAAAACGATTGACCATATTGTGTAGCTTCACCCATACCAGAACCAACTCTAATTTGTCCTGATTCAGCATCTACAAATCTTACCTGTAAACCTAAACGTGTTGTTACTTGTAATTGTTTCTTACCAGCAGCATATGTTTCTTGTTCATCAACTGAGAAATCATATACTTCGATATAAACGAAATACTTAGCTAATTTAATTTTACCTTTACCATCTAATTTGTTTTCAGTAAAACCTTTTTTACTTGCTTGGAATTGTTTAACCATTTTAAGTTTAATTTCTTCTTTATCTTCAGTAAACTCAAATCGATTAGTTCCTTCTAAATAATCCAAAGCAATATTTGTTACACCTAATCCAACATTCTTTTCTTTTAATACCGGATACATGTTTAACACGTTATCATTAATACCAATTGATAAAATTTGGATTGGGATTTGTTTTCCATCATAATCACTAACTGTTTCTATAGATTGTTTCTTTTCAAAATCAGCTTGATATGTTTCAGTTCTAGTTGTACCACAGCTTGTCATTGTTAGTATAAGTACTACTGCAGCGAAAAACGATAACCCTATAAATAGAGCCATAGCCACTTGTATTATTTTATTTTCCTGTTTCATCTTCTTTCTTTTTACGGCTAAATTTATCTAACGAGTCAGCACCCATACCAGCAATAGTAATAGCAGTTACAGCATATACTAATTCGGGATTAGGATTGAAATCTTTCTGTGATAATGAGTTAATAGTCATAGTAACACATAAAAATACAGCTCCCATAAGCGCAATAACGGGTTTGATAGAGGTTGAACCTCTTTCATCTTTAAATAAATCTAATACCCATTGTTTAAAAGTTACCATGGTGCTTCTTCTTCCTTAGATTTTTCTTCTTTTTTCTTTTCTTCTTTAGCAGGTTTTTCTATTACTCTTTCTTTAATAATAGTTGTTGGAGCGGCTGATTGTTTTTGTTCGTTATTATTAGATAAATTAATAACTACAGGTGCTGCGGCTGGTGCTGCTTGTTCTGTTTTAGTTTCTTCTTTAACTTCTGGTTCAGCGTTAAAGAATGTTGTTGTAAACCAAGTACCTGCTCCAAGTACTGCTGTTGATAATGTACCGATGATAGTCTTCTTAAGACCACCCCATGTACCGTCGTTTGTTGTTTCTTCTGACATAATCTATTTATTTTTATAAAATTGTTCCGTTTAATACTTTAGTTGTACCTAATACTTTACCATCACATTCAACTACTGCTAAATATGCACTTGGAGGTAAAGAACTTAAGTTAGCTGTGTATCTGTATTGTCCTTTAGGCATTTTACCATCATATATGCTTGATACTTTATTACCATTCATATCAACAAAATATACTGAAGCATATGCTGCTGATGGAATGTTAAATTGTACTGCTACTACACCTGAAGTTGGATTAGGATAAACCATAATGTTAATTTCACCACTCATAGTAGCTACGTTTTTAGTTTTAAATACTTCAACTCTACCATCTGTAGGTCTGATGCTTAAGTCTTTAGCTGTTTCATTACCAACGAATTTACGAGTTACATATAATGGTGAACCATTCCAATCTGATTTAGGCTTTTTAGCATAGAACTGTAATATAACAGCTTCTTGTCCGTCTTTAATTTTATTTTCTTCACTCATATCAACTCCACCCCATTCTACAACACCGTTATTAGCGTTAGTAAATGACATCCATTTAGAAGTAGCTTCTTTTGTAGTTACTCCTTTAAATTCTAATAAATCAGTATCGTATTTCATTGCTAACTGGACAGCCCCTAGGGTCTGTCCGTTAGTCAATACTTTTACAGGAATGTTTACTAAATTACCTTCTTCAACGTTTAATGTAGGTAAATTAACTTCCATTTCGTTTAAGTTAGCATAGTAATCAGTTGTTTGGTCTATAATAAAGTTAGGAGCATTTAATGGATTAGTTATCTTAATTGGAACTAATCTAGCCATGTGATATCCAGTTTCGTTTACGTCACCTGTTGCTAACACATATACTGTAATTGAATCAGTACCGGTTCTAATTATATATGAATAATTAGCTGTTCCTGGAAGTAACGTGCTATAGTTAATCATACTATCTTGAGTGATTGTGTTATAATCAGCTTGTGTAAAGAATCTTACATCAGGAACTGAGAATTTAGTAAATCTACCAGCGATTCTATTAAAGATTGTATATACGTCTGATATTGAAATACCACCGTTATTGTTTACGTCTGATGTATGGAAATCAAATGCTTTTGGACGTTCAATACCCATTACAAATCTATTTACTTTCTGAGCATCTGCTGTAGTAACTACGTTACCTAATGTTAAAGTATCACCTTGTACTTCAATTTTACAAGTCCAATATGTAGTATCTACAATAGGGCTAAATCCAAATTTACCACTTAAATCTGTTGTATCAACTGATATTAATGACCAGTTACCACCAGTTTTTGGTTGTTTCCATAAACCAACTAGTAGATTCTTAGTTCCAGTACCTGTTACGTTTTTAAATGAACCTGAGAAATTAATACTTGGTCTAACAAATATACCACCTGCGTTAAATTGTGTTAATGTTGTATCTTTACCAATGTTTGTAGAAGCTATTGTTGGGTAAGTATTATCAAATGCTAACGCGTTTATTTTTGTTAAATATTGAAAGGTTGATGCAGTACTATGTTTAAAATTAATATTGAATAATTCACCTGATGGATATGTGTAATTTAAATCAGGTCCGTTATATACTGATGTGATTACAATTTTATCACCACTCACGTAGTATTGTAGGTAATGAAGACTTGAATCAGCAGTTGTTAATGATACTATAGGGTTAGTAAACGCTACTGCATCATAGGTAATTTTAAATTGTAAAGCGGTAATTTTCGTTGCTGTTGTGTTATTGTAACATAATTTAACATTAGTTTCATTAGCAACAGATGAACCAACACTGTATGTTGGTTTGATAATAATTGAGTTTCCGTTAGGAGTTGGACATGTTTGTGCTGTGACTAGCAGTGTCGTTGTAATCAACGATAGTAACAATAGTATTCTTTTCATAGTAAATAATTTTTTTATAAAGAGCAACCATATAAAAAAACCAAGATACTAGAATAGTATCGCTTGACTATAAATATTATAATTCTTCTTTTAATCGTTCTTCTTGTGTCAGAAGACCCTTTCCAAATTTTTTAACACGATCATAATATCTTTTCTTAACACGTTCTGATATGACTAGTGGATTACCCTCATCATCAATTCTAACAAATTTAATATGAGTATGAGTAACTACATCCTGTTTACCTGTATATACGTTATGCTTTCGCATTTCTATATACAGAGTAACAGATGTTTTACCAAATTCTTTTACCTCACCATATACTTTAATAATATTTCCTGATTTAACAGGTTTTTCAAATATTAAACTATCTATTTTAATAGTGACAACTCGAGGTGTATCACAAATTTGAGCAGCGTACGCCGCTGATGCTTCGTCAATAAGAGCCATAATATTACCTCCAAACATATTAGAGTGTACTCCTATATCTCCTGCTTTACAAATATGTGTTGATATTAATTCCATAACTTAATTACTTAAAGGTGCTTTAATACTTGGGTGTGATTGATATCCTTCTAAAGTGAAATCTGTATTTACATAAGTAAAGATACCACCACCAACTCTCATTTGATTATTTTCATTAATGATTAGTTTCGGTAATGGAAATGGTTCTCTTGTACGGTTTGGAATTTTATATGCTTCATAATACTCAGACATACCTCCACCGAACGGCATTAGTTCATTAATGGCTTTGTTGTATAAACGACGACTCATTGCATCTTTTAACATTATCTCTCTTTCTTCTGGTGTATATTTTCTTCCGATTTGTTCTTTAGCTTGCTCAATATGATTTGAGTAAAGGTGTACGTCTCCTAAGTTTCCAATCAATTCATCTGGAACCATATTCACTTCTTTAGCGATAATCTCTAATAATAATCCATAAGATGCTATATTAAAAGGAAGTCCTAAGAATGTATCTACGCTTCTTTGATTCCACATTAAAGAGATTGCTCGTGTTGGGATGTTATGGTAATCTAAAAATCCATGATGTCTGTTGTCATAATCAACAGTCCCATCTCTAGTTCTTTTTCTCATTAAATCTAATCTTTCATCTAAACTCAACTCTCTTGTATAACACTGGAATGAAAAATGACAAGGTGGAAGTACCATTTGGTCTAATTCACCTACATTCCAAGCATTAACCATTAATCGTCTTGAGTCTGGATTTGTTTTAAGGTCATTGATTAGGCTTGTGATTTGGTCTATTTCAATTAATTGCATATTAGATTCAAAATCATTATTCATGACACTTCCCATTTTGAACCAACTTCTCCACTGTGCACCATAAATCGGTCCTAATTCACCCCACGTCTTAGCAAACTCATCATCTGTTTTGATTTTGTTGATGAATTCTTCTTGTGTTAATGGTTCTTCAGGGTATTTTAAATGAATAATATTACCATTTGAATCAATTTCACTAATTTTCTTTTTGTAATTAGAAAAGGAATCTCCTACCCAAATATGACAATCATTATCAACTAAATACTTAATATTAGTATCGCCACGTAAAAACCATAATAGTTCAGTTACGATACCTTTCATATACATCTTTTTGCATGTTAATAATGGAAACCCATCTGACATTTTATGTCTTATTTGTCTTCCAAAAACAGATAATGTACTACCATTTCGAGTTTGTTTCTCTACACCATTTTCTAAAATATCCTTCAATAAGTTGTTATATTGAGGATCTATATTATTTTTCATACTATATTGATTTTAAATAAAGTTCATACAATTGTTCTTCGGTTAGATACGCATACTTAGTGTACAATTCATTTTGTTCATTTACACATTCCCACATCCATTTATCTTCAACCCAAATAGACATAAAATCTTTTGCAATCCATTTAGCAAAATTAATAGCTGCTTCTTTTTCAAAAGCATCTTCCCAAGATGGAGGTGCTGATTCTGACATAAATTCTGGTTCGCAATTGGATATACCAATATCAATACCTGCTTGAATATTACAATTTTCAGGGCTCGTACAACATTCATCATCGCAATGCTCCTTTGTAACTGGGCAAGTATAGCTACTAGATGATTCTTTATACTCCTTTGCTTCATGAAAGAAGTAGCCCGAATGAATCTTACCCCCAATTCCAAATATCATATCATCTGCTTCCCAATGATATACTTTCTTTTCTTCATTTATGGATGTGATAGTTACATACTTTAAACCAGCCTCTTCTTTATCATAATCAAGAGCTTCTAGTTTATCACCCACTTTAAATTTTATCTCGTTATTCATATGTTTCAGTTTTAGTATCACCTATTGATGCTGTTCTAATTTTTGTTGGAACTCCCATTTTATCAAGCTCTTTAGATTTCGATGCAGGATCTAATTCATCCATAGAATCACATACGTATCTGTTTGGTTTTGAATTATCAAACCAGTAATGCATTCGTTCATCTAAAGTTAGCATTCGTTCTTCAATACTCAATTTAATCTTTTGCATCGGTTCTGGTTCTGATCTTTTAGGAACTACTCTTGTAAGAGGTTCTCTGTTAAACGTATATCCTGTAATATCTACGTATTTAAGTAATTCTTTATCACCTTCTACTGTGATGCCATAGTCTTTACCTCCAATTTTAATCATTGCAGTTTTGTATCCTAGCTTATTGGCAAGCCATTTTATAATTAGTATCGGTATTCTTTTCATAACTTATTTTAAATATTTAGTTTTAGTTTTTTCACAATATATACAATACATTATTTTACAATAACCGTCATAGCTAAACACTTTCCAGGTATGAATTCCTAAAGAACATTTATTCATATTGTTGTTGTATCTATATTTTCAAATTCCTTTTTAAGTTCTAAGTATGTTTGATAGCGATTTTGTTTTAGTTTCTTTTTCCAATTTTCGACTTTATCCATACGTGCTTTATATTCTTCGTCCGTCTCTTCAACGAAGCGAATGATTTCGGCTTTATGATATCCGTCCTCAAATTCATGTTCATCAACGAAATAAAAGTTTAATATATCACTATCTTCTAGATTAAGATGCTTGATATCTTTCCATGTAAAATGATAATCACTTTTCTCGTTAAAGATTTGACGTGATACTTTAATCTTATTAGTATTGTTTATGTTGTTCATATCTTTTTAATTTAAGACCCATTGCAGCATTTTGATTCGATCTGCAGTAGTCGTAATATCCATAAGCATATCTATATTTTGTTCTGAGTCAATACCTCCATATCGCTCTTTCATTTGAATCCTTTCTTCATGTATTGAATCTAATTCAAGTTGTAAGGTTTCTATCTTTTTAAGTATTTGTTCTTCAGTTTTCATGATCTTATTTATTTTCTTCTTTAAAGATATTATACAAACTATCTACTTGGTCTCGACATTCTTTACAAGCTGTTTCAATCGCTATTAATCGTTTCTCTATTTCGGGAGATATATTTTCTCTTCTAATCAATTCAACATTCCTAAAGATTCTTGATGTGGAATGTGTATTATTATGAGCAATCATTAAAACGTTTTTATTCATACTTTTATATTGTTTTAAGTAATTGAAGAATTGCTTCAGAAGAATAAGACATTTTTGCTAGTTTAATAGCCGTTATAACTTGCTCTTCAGTATAAGTTTTTTCTTCTTTTAGCTCTGTATTAGTTTCTCCCGGTTTGATTAGTCTAGCATATTCATTATCTATTTTACTATATACGCCCTCATTATTAGTTCCATAATGAAAATTATATACTATCTCAAACTCTACATCCCTACCACTATCTTCATCATCCAAAAAATAGTACTTTAAGTATTTTGGATCGATTAAATATAAACCACCTAAACAAGGCATACCTGTAAAATCTAAACCACTTGGTTCCTCAACATACCATTTTTGATTTTCTTTTTTTAATCTTCCTTTCATAGTAATCTCCCTTCTCCATTTTCATACCATTTTTCAACACTACCATACTTGGCAATCATACTATTCGTTTCAGCTTCAACTTTACGATATGCATCTCTCCACTTTTGTTTAGTTTCTTCATCAGCATCTTTACTGTATGTGCCAGATTGAATCTGTAATTCATCTATTTCATTATCTGTTAAATGAAATGGGTTTTTTGGTTTAAAGTTTGTTTTCATAATTATCACACTCATTTAAAAAATTCCTTTTGATATCATACTGACCTATAAATTCGTTTACAGTATCTGTATGGAATCCAACACCCACTAATAATCCTTTTATGGCATCAGATATCTCTTCCATATTCGCATCCCATGGAAGTTCTGCTGTTAGCTTTCTTCCGTGAAGTTCAATTGATATGATTGTTGGTTTTTCTTTTTTCATTTTTCACCTCCGTGTGTTTCGTTTTGAAATTTTGTATATAATTGTTGAATCATATTTACCTCATTTGGATGAGATTTATCATAAATTCTACACCAATTTGCAAATTCTAACATTCTTTCATATTCCATTTCTTTGGCTTCTTTTAACAATTCATCAATATACTTTTGTTGTACTGATACAAATGGGGTAAGCCAATTTACTGCGTATTCTACTGCTGTTTGTTTCATATCAAATATTTTAATATTTTTTTCTTAATACCACTTTGTTTTATTCCTTCATTAGAACGAGGAGTTAATACGAAATTACTTAATCCATGTCCATCATTAAACTTAGGAGACATATTCAAATCATCTACGGCTACCCAATGTGTTATTTCTGGATTGAGCTCTAAATACTTTTCAATTTCTAAGATTCTTGCTTTACGAGACCATCCTTTATAATTAAACAATGATGCTGTTAATGAATCAAACTCTATAAGATTAGGAGTTTTAGCAATAGGTCTTTTAATAATACCTTGCAATGTATAGTAATCTCCTAGCTCTTCTACAGTCGCATGAAGCTTCCAATCAGAACTAACTACAATCTCTGCTCCCGTTTCTGTTAAGATATCATTTAATACTTTAATTGCTTTAGTATCAAAGTCATCAAATCTATACTCAACCGGAGGTTCTATATCCATTGATATGGGATTGTCTTTGGTATAAGTTTGTTTTCTTTTCTTATACCTACTACCCCAGTTGCCCCATAAGCATATTACTCCATCGTTGTCTAAGAATATAACTTTCATTTTATTTTTGTTTATCTAATTCTTTTAATAAAGAATCTGCATACTTAACAGCTATTTCATCAAGTGCTGGCTGAGTAGCTCTTACACCTGCAAGTAGCCCTTGTAAAGCTAAACCAGCAAAGTATTCTCTTTTGGTTAATCCTTTTTGAATAGCCCTTTCACCTTCATAAGCAAATGCTCCTTTTTCTCCGTTTTCCATATTATTTATTATTATATTTAAAGATAAGATAATTTTTTAAAATAGCCAAATCTTTTATAATACTTCATCAATAACACCTAATTTTAAGGCTTGTTTAGAATCAATATACCAATCGTGTTTCATATCATATATAGATTGTAACTTATCCTTTGATATCTTTGTATTTTCTAAAGTATGTTCTTCAATCATCTTTTGTAAACGTTTTGCTTCGATTACTTCATCCTCCATATCTTTAACAGTACCTCTTACACCACCACTTACTTGATGATAAAGATAAGTTGATTTTTCATATCCAATTCTTCTATGCCCAGCAATCGCAATTAAGAATCCGCAACTCATTGCACAACCTGTTACGATTGTATAAATGGGTGTATTTGATTTTTCCATAATTGAAAGAAGTCCAAAACATTGATATACTTGCCCACCATACGAATCGATATATATTTTAATTGGTTTAGGTTGGTATATAAAATCATACAATGCAGATATCTTTTTAATTTCAAAATCCGATTCATTAATTTGAATGATTGCTTTTGTTAGTTTATTAATCGAATCTTGATCAACTTGACTGGCTAAATATAAATTTCTATCTAGCGGCTTTGGTATTTGTACTTCCATAATTATTTTTAATTTTTGAACTCAGGACAGGATTCGAACCTGCATCTACCTAGCTACAATGCTAGGGCGTTACCAATTACGCTACCTGAGTTAATATTACTATCTTACTGCTTTAAACAATGCTGGTACTTGACCATATTGAGGCAATACTCCATTCCATTTCTGGATAAATTGTTGTTGTAATAGATTATCCGTTAAGGTTGTTTGACGTAATCTATTAGCTTCTGCTTCTGCCCTAGCTGTTGTAATCATTGCTTGAGCATCACCTTCAGCACGAGCTACTTTAATTTTAGCTTGAGCTTCTGCTGTCTTTACTTGATTCTCAGCTTGAAGTGCTTGTTGTACTGCATTATTCTTAGCATTAATAGCGTTCTTAAATGATTCTGGATATACTAAGTTACTTGTTAATTGCTGCACAATAAATCCTTCTGCAGTTAATCTACTATGTAGATCCTTCATAACTAATGATTCAAACTTTTGTCTATTACTAATTAAACTATCGGCATTAAATTCATTAGCTGCTACACGAAATACATCTTGTACTGTTGTCTTTAAAAATGCTACCTCTAATTCTTCTAAGTCTTTTCTATATTTTCTATAAATGTCCGGAGCTCTATCTGATACGATATTGTAATTGATAATTGGATTTACTGCAAACTCACTACCATCTTTTGAGTTAACTACGAATCCATGCTCTCCAGTGTATTCAACGTGACGAACAAATGTTGGCCATTCAATAACTGTTGATGTAAATGGATTGTAAAAGGTCCATCCTGTAACATACACGATGTCATTTACTCCTTTGTCATCACCGAAATAAGAAACTTTCATACCTACATGTCCAGCATCAATACGTGAACAACTTGTTGTGGTGAATAATGCAATGATACCTAGTACCATTAACATTGATTTTATTTTATTTTTCATAACTATTTTACAAATATAAATTTTACAAAGATTTTCCAGTTTAAAGAGATAACATACAGAAGAATTATACATCCAACAAAGAATGCAATTGTACTTGGCATGTTTACAAATGGAATAATAATGTATTCACATATACTCCAAGTAATTGCAACTTGAAGTAATAAAAGTAACGCGAGATTGCGTTTAAAGAAGTTTTCTATTTTTTGTTTCATTTTAGATATTTTTCAATTGTACAAAAAGATTTTGAGATATTTCATTAAATTCATATTTCCTATCTGGGTAAGTAGTTTTAATTTTAGGCCCATTAGGAAATTCAGTTTTAATTGAGTCACCAACTGATTTTAATTGTTCAAGTGTTGGTATTTTTAATTTTGGTTCAAAATAAATCATATTATTTAATTTTATAATATAAAGATAAAATAAAAATTTTAATATGCCAAATCTTTTTTAAGAAAGACTTATTTGTATAGGCTTATTTGTTGGATTGTATCCTAAAGTACAAGTACTAGCATTAATAAATGTAATACCATCTTGTTCTTTTATTCCGTATCCTTCATGAATATGACCAAATATATGTAATTTTGGTTTGATATTTAATACTTTATTATATAAATCCAAACAACCTACATTCCACATATCTCTCGCAGTATAATCTAATATATACATCGGAGGCCCATGAGTAATAAGAACATCAGTATCTGTTGGAATCATTTCCCATTTATCAGCTAATTCTTGACCTCTTCTCCTATTAAATGCCCAATTAAAAAATTCAGGTTGCCAAGGTGAACCATAAAATTTAACACCATCAATAATAATCTCACTATCTTCTAAATAATGAATATTTTCAGATAATGACTTTATCATATCAACAGTCCATGGATGTTTATATTCAAATGACATATCATGATTACCAGCGATAAAAACAATATGTTTAAATTCTTTTGATTGTTTTTCTAACCAATTAAAAAAATCTTCCACTTCATGTGGTTTACCTCTACCTGTAAAATCACCAGCATGAACTAATATATCACCTTTTGGTAATATAAGTTGTTCATGCATTGTATGTGTATCTGATATTAATACTAATTTCATTATGCTTCTCCCATTGGTTTTTTCCAACCTATAGATTCTGGTTCTTTAATATTTTTAGTTGCTTCTGTTATAGCATTTATTAATTGTATATGGGCAATCATTAGATTTTTAATATCCTCATTTTGTCTTCCTTGTTCTGAGTCTAATTCCTCTAATTCTTTTTGAATTTTCATAATGTGTATAACACATCCTAATAAAAATAATACTGCTAAAAACAGTACTATACTAATTGTAATTAATGCTGCTACCATACTAAATAATGTATATATGCTAAAGTCATTCCTGCTGATAAAAAAATTGTTAAAGCAATAGCTGATAAAACAATATTTAAAAGTCTTTTCTTTTGAATATCAGTAATAAATAATCCTTTTGGAAACCAAGCTGCTAATTGGAATGCCCATCCCGTTAACATTAATGCTGTAAATGTACTCATATTTTACTTTTTGTATTAAATTCTATTTGTTTAACTAATTGTTCAGCATGAGATTCATCAATTTTTTTAGATGATATCATACTTTCTTTTAAGATTTCAATTTCCTTTTTTAAGGATTCATTTTCTTCTAAAAGTTTTTTATATTCTCTTTTGAGTTTAAAATACTCCTCTACCATTATTAACTGCATTTTAATCCCACCACCCTTCTATATCTTGATCTAGTATACGGAATAATAACTTTCTTGCTTTGCGTTGTCTATTATGTGACATATTTGAAGCAATTCTATAATCTCTTTCTACTTGATCAATACCTTCTTCATTTATATCTAACCAACCCTCACCCTTTAATACTCTTTTGTAATCTAATGGATATGCTAAAAAGTATTCTTGGAATTGTTCATCAGTAATTTTAAAGTCAATAGAATAAGAACCTCTATCATTAGTAACTTGTATTATCTTTGTATTATGATATTCCATACACTCATGATCATAAGAGTCTTCTTTGATTTTTTCTATTAATCTAACACAAGTCATCATACGTTGAGCATCTTTTTGTGCTTGTGTATGACGATTATGTCTACCTATATACTCTGCTTGATGTTTTAATTTAGTTTGAAGTATTGTATAAATATACCAACTATCCCAATCTTTGTCTTTCCAAAGTACTGGAATCCATCTATAAAGATTATAGAATCTATTGTATATCCAATTGATATACCATCCAACATTTTGCCATAAAAACTTTTTTAATTTATCCATAACATTTCTAATTTATAAGGGGAAGCACGTTGTATCATATCAAACTTACTTTCCTCTTGTAATGGTTTAGCATCATCAAAATTATTTGAAAATACTAATTTACCACCTTTTAACCCTACCCAAACTTGAGCCATATCATTCATGACTATATATTGTTTTGGTATTTCAAATTTTCTATACTTACGTTTTTTAATCAGGTAGTAATCCTGCTTTTTCGATTGTTGTCCAAATTCGCTCATACCAAACATTCATTTTAGAACCTTCTAAATAACTATCTCCTTTATAACCTGCTAAGGTTTTTTTAGATAAAATAAGCAAACACCAATCTAATAATTCGTCTGCTTTTTCAATTTCATGTTCTCCAAGAGCTTCTTTAGCTCGTGTATAATAATCTACAATAGATAATCTTGTTTTTTCCATAACCTTTATTAAATAA